GCCCCCCAAAAATACCCACAAGTTTTGAAGTTTTTTGGTCGTGTTCAATAAGCGGACAGTTCAATAGCGTCAATTCGAACAGCCGTTCGATTTAATACGTACAGTTGTTCGGTCGAACGGCCGTTCGATTATGCATTATTCACGGTTTATGCATTAAGGAGCCCGATGGGTAAGCGTGGACCTACGCCGCGCCCGACTCATCTGCGCGCGCTCGAAGGCGTCGATGAATCTCGCCTGAACCGTGACGAGCCAATCCCCGAGGCCAGCCTGGCGGTTCGGCCACCTGTCGATATGCCCGAGGAAGCGTTAGCCATCTGGAATCGCCTAGCTCCTGACCTGATCGAGAAAAGGGTTCTGACCAGATGGGACGCGGACGAGTTCGCGAACGCCTGTCGCATCCAGGCGTTGTTACACCGGGCGCTCGCAGACGCGGAGTCGACGCCACTGGTATCGGCCGGCTCTAACGACAACCTCGTGATGAATCCTGCGATTCGCATCGTGACAACGCTGGAGGCGTCGCTGCGTTCGATTTGGTCGCGCTTTGGCCTTACGCCGGGCGATCGCGCCCAGTTGAAGGTGGACCAAAATGGCGGACAAAAGTCCGGCGCCGAAGCCTACATCGTTTGAGCCGTGCGGCTGGGTTAACTCGGCCACTCAGCAGGAATGCACCGAGCGCGGCGATCACTTCTGCGAGCCCCGCGCCGATCATGTGGTCGGTTTCTTCGAGAACCTGCTGGTTCACACCAAGGGCAGGCACGCACGTAAGCGGTTTCTGCTGCGCGACTGGCAGTCGCAGGAGATCCTGCGGCCGATCTTCGGCCGTGTGGTGTGGTCCGACGAGCATCAGGCGTATGTGCGGCAAACGCGCATCGCCTATGTGGAGATGGCCCGTAAGAACGGCAAATCACAGCTTCTAGCAGGCATTATGCTGTATCTGCTGTTTGCTGACGGTGAAGAGTCGGCCGAGATTTTCTCGGTGGCCAAGGACCGTAACCAGGCTGGCCTCGTGTTCGACGTGGCGTCGCGCATGGTGTTGCTGTCGCCGATCCTGTCGCGGGCCGCGAAGGTCATTCCGTCGACGAAACGCATCATCCGCATTGAGACGAACAGCGTCTATCGGGTGATCGCCGCGGACGCCAGCAGCGCGCTCGGGTCCAACCCGTCGGGTGTGGCCGCTGATGAAATCCTGGCGTGGCCCAAGCCTGACATCTGGGACGCGCTGCGCTCCGGTATGGGCTCGGCCGACCGGATGCAGCCGCTAATGGTGGCCGCGACAACGGCCCCGGGCGATTCCGAGTCGTTCGGCGGTGACATGCACCGCGAGATGTCGCGCGTGCTCGAAGACCCCAGTCGGGCGCCGCACGTGTTCGCCTGGATCAAGAACCTGCCTCTCGACGCCGACATCTACGAAGAACGCAACTGGCACATCCCCAACCCTGCCCTGGGCGACTTCCTGCTGCTTGAGGAAATGCGCCGCATGGCGCTCGAGGCCCGCAACGACCCGGTTCGCGAGCTGGCATTCCGCCGGTTCCAGATGAATCAGACGCTGTCGTCGGAAGTCCACTGGATGCCGATGCATCTCTGGGATGAGACCGGCGGCACCGTGTTTCAGAATGCTACGGCGACGTTGGATGCTTTTGCCGGCCGTGATTGCTGGATGGGTATCGACCTTGCCGGCCGCCAAGACTTGACCAGTATTTGTTATCTGTTTCCTGATGGCGAGGAATGCGACGCCGTCTGGCGGCATTGGATGCCCCGCGAAAGCTATGAACGCCTGAACAGGGCAAATGATGGCAAGCTCGCCAACTGGGCTGAGCAGGGCTGGCTAGAGGTCACCGAGGGCAACGTTCTGGACTTCAACGCCGTCTACGAGGCGATCGAAGCCGATTCGCAGCGCTACACCATTCTCGGTATCGACGCCGACCGCTGGTCAAGTGATCCGGTGCTGCAGGAGATCGGTTACCGCACGTATATCGCCGACGATGAGATTCAGGCGTATAGCAACGATTTCACCCACATGTCGGGTGGTATGCACCGCCTGTTCGAGCTGGTGATCGAGCGCAAGTTCCGTCATCACGGTAACCCGCTGGCCAGGTGGTGCTTCGACTGCTGCGAGGCGAGATTGCACACGTCAGATCCTGATCTGGTGATGCCCAGCAAGATCAAACGCGATGAGTCGTCGAATCGTATTGACGCGGTGCCTGCGGCGATTATGGCTGTTAATGCCTGGTGGGGACGTGGAAAAGACATCGAAAGCGTCTACAACAACGAGTCGCTGCTAATTGTGTGAGGAATCGACTTGTTTGGATCAAAGCGACTGCTAAAGAAGGCGATTCGACGCCGTTTCGCTGTCACTTTACGGGCAAATGAAGGCGCATTTTCAGGTGTGCTGACAGAACTCGACCCTGACGTTTTCGTGTTCGAGCAGTGCCAAACGGTGCCAACCAAAGATGGCGAGACTGTAGTTCCCATCAGGGGGCGCGTGTTTCAGCCCCGCGAGGCCGTCGCTTACCTTCAGGACCTTGGGTAGGCCAGCGTGATCCTAGAAAACGGCCTGAACCAGCCGATTGCGCCGCAGGCGTTTGCCGAAACCGCGCCACTGTTCTTCAATGGCTACTTTGTGCCCCGCCAGGGCATACAAATGGAAACGCAATTCCAGACGTATGCGCAGCTTTATCAGCGGCAGCCATGGGTTGCGACGGTGGTCGACATCCTGGCTAAGTCGATAGCCCGCCTGGAAATCAAGGTCTGGGACACGGCGCCAGCGACAGGCAACATTCTCAAGCCGCACAAGGGCGACGGGGCCACCGCGTACGCGAAGCTGATGGCCAGCCCGTGTCCGACGATGTTCCCTTACGAGTTCCGTATGTGGATGGCGTCGACGTTCCTGTTGTACGGCGAGGTCTACCTGATCAAGATTTTCGACGACAGCGGCCGGCGCATCGTCGGGCTGTTGCCGATGCATCCGTCGCTGGTGCAGATCTTCCGTAACCAGTTGGGTGAGATCACCTACCGGTTCATGGGGCAACCCAACGAATTGCTCAGCGAAGAGCAGGTCGTTCCGATCCGCAATTACAACCCCGAGACTCCCATGCGGGGATTGTCGCGGCTGGAGGCGCTGCGTTCGACGCTGTTCAACGAGGATGCGTCGCGGCGCGCGTTCACTAAGTTCTGGCAGAACAACTTGCGACCGTCCGCGGTGATGCATGTTGACGGCAAGTTGAACCCTGAGGCTAAGCAGCGTCTGCGCGAAGACCTGAACATGATGTATTCCGGCGCTGAGAATGCCGGTAAGGCTGTCGTTCTGGAGAACGGTTCGAAGCTGGAGCAGTGGCAGCTCGGCGCCGAAGAGATGCAGTACATCGATTCTCGGAAGCTGAGCCGCGAAGAGGTCTGCGCCCGATTCGATTTGACGCCGACCGCTGCCCACATTCTCGACCACGCGACCTTTTCGAACGTGACCGAGAACTTGCGCGGCGTGTACCGCGACTCGGTGTGCCCGATTCTGGAGTTCTTCGAGTCGGCGCTCAACCACCACGTCGGTAGCTACTTCAACGGCCAGCTCGAAGCCAAGTTTGATACGCGCCAGGTAATGAGAGGCGACTTCGTGCAGCGGGCTCAGGCGCATGTGCAGCTCGTCCAGGCCGGTATTGAAATGCCCTCGGAGGCGCGTCCCGAGTTCGACCTCGGCGACGCAGGCCCGGTCGCGGCGAAGCTGTACGCCAATCAGGCTTTGCAGCCGCTGGGCACGTTGAACCAAAGCTCTGCCGATAAGCAGCCCGGCGACGACCAATCAGATAACGCCGTGTCGACGACCGCGGAAGGCGGGGGCGCAGGCCCGTCGGCAGCCAAGAAATACGCTCTCGATATCAAGTCCCTGATGGGCCGGGGAAAGTCGCTGGCCGAATCGGTGCGGTTGCTATTGGAGCGCAACCCCGATGACATCGTGGCGATTCATGCGGCCTACCAGTTTTACGCGGGCCAGAAACAATTGGAGGCTGCTTCCTGATGGATGTAGTGAATAAAGCCACGGGAACTGTTGCGCCCGTTGAGGATTCAAAGTCCAAGCATGGTGAGTTCGACGTTATCCTCTCCACCAACGCGCTGGACCGCGACGGCGACGAGCTGCACGCCGACGAATGGAAGACCCCGCTGCCCGACAAGATCAACTTCGACAGCGACCACGGCATGAGCGTGGCCACCTGCGTCGGCAGCGGCAAACCGTTCATCAACGACAGCGGCCAGCTGCAGGTGCGTGGCACGTTCGCCTCAACCCCGCACGGGCAGGCTGTGCGGACGCTGGTCAAAGAGGGCCATATCGACAGTGTCTCGGTGGCATTCACACAGAACAAGAACCAAAAGAGCGGAAAACCGCAGCGCGAGCTGCTCAATGGCGCGTTCGTCGCGGTGCCAGCCAACCCCGAAGCGAAGGTGCTAGAAGTCAAAGGCCGTGGCTCGTTGATGAACCCCGACGATTCGAACGCCTCGAACTGGAACCCCGACACGATGAACGCTGTCGCGGACATCGTGTCGGGAGACGACCAAAGCGGTTCGTGGCAGAACGACTCACTCGATAGCTCAGGGCTCGCAGAGCACATCCGCGGTATCCATGAGATGGCAACCAGAATCCGCGATTACGCGGTGCGGCTGGGAAACGGGGCTCCCTACAGCGACCCTGACGCAACTCCGATTGACCTGGCGCCCAGCAACCGCAGCGTCTACGGCGCGGCTACCAAGGGCGTCTGTGACTGCTCCTGCGAAGGATGCACCGAACGTAGTACGAAGTCTGTTCCGCAACCCGCCGCTTCCATCGAGGCACCGGCAATCGCCGCTGTTCCCGCTGGGACCGATGACGTGGAGCTGCTCAAGGCAAAGGCTTGGGCCGATGCCTTCATGTTGACAAGTATCGACGAAGACTAACCCGGCGAAATTCAACCGCCCCGGCTACGGCCGAGGCGGTTTTTTCGTGACCCCGAAAGGTATTTCAGTGAATAAAGACGCTATGCGTAAGCGCGCGAGCGAGATTCAGGCCGAGCTGAAGCAGCGCTCTGCCGACCTCGAAGCGGGCACCATCACCGCGGCCGAGTTTAAAGAGTTCATTCCGAAGCTCGTCGCCGAGGGCGAAGACATCAAGTCAACTCTCGACCTGCACGCCAAGGCCGCCAAGTACGCCGGTTCCGCCGACGGCGCTGTTGTCGAGCGCAAGAGTGTCGAGGTGCCGCTGCGCGACCTCGAAGAGGCCGTGCCGATGACCCGGCCCGAGTACGACCGTGAGTTCGCCGCGATGAAGTCGTTTGCGTCGAACAAGCGTCAGGGCCAGTTCGCATTCGAGCTCGGTATGAAGTCCCAAGGCGACACCGGGATGATGGGTGAGAATGCCTACGGCACCACCGCGGGCACGCAGATCGCGCCCGGTCAGTACTTCCTTCCTGGTACTGCCGGTCCCGACATCGAGCCGACCTTCATTCCCGGCATTCTGGAATTGCGCTGGTACAACAACGTTGTTGCGTCGTTGATTCCGACGTTCCCGACTGATTCACCGGTTATCACCTACGTTCGTGAAACTCAGTGGAGCAACCAGTCCGCGGCTACCAATGAAGGCCAGACCTTCCCGTACTCGACCAACACCATTGTTCGGTTGAACGCGCAGGTCGGCAAGGTTGCCAACGCGATCAAGCTCACTGACGAAGAGGTTCAGGACTCACGTTACTTCCTGGCCTTGGCCGAAAAGCGCGCCGCGCAGGGCGTTTCGCGTCAGGAAGAGGTGCAGATCCTCGCTGGTTCTGGCTTCCCCGGCGTCGAGGGTCTTCTGCAGTTGACGTCAGCGTTCCAGCTGCCGCAGACCGTCACCCCGGTCACCAACCTGGTGTGGCCTGCCTCCGGAACGCCCGGTCTGGGTGCTTTGCCGGCGACCATTTCCTCGGTGACACCGGGCCGCGCGATCCTCGGATCGGGCTCTGCATCGCCGAGTGGGCAGCAGTTGGCGATCGCAATGTTTGCGATGCTGACCGACATTCGCGTTGGAACGTTCTTCGAGCCGACCGCGTTCCTGATGAACCCGGCGGATTACTTCACTCTGCGGACCTGGACCGATGCTAACGGTCAGTTCATGGCCGGTTCGCCGTGGAGCTACGACTACGGCAACCCGCAGCAGTCGCAGCCGATCGACATTCAGGCCACCATGGAGGGCCAGATCTGGGGTAAGCGCATCGCTGTCACCCCGGCCATCCCGGCGGGTTACATCCTGACGGGTGACTTCGAGAATGGCACGAGCCTGATCCGCCGCGGCGGCCTGCGCATCGAGATGGTCAACACCAACGTCGACGACTTCGAAAAGGGTCTGTGGACGATGCGCGCTTACACGCGTGTTGGTTTGGCTGTCCTGCGTCCTGAGGTGTTCGAGCTCGCGCAGCTGCAGAACGGCTCTGGTACTCCAGTCGCCTGATAACTGAATAGGCGCGGATGGGGGCGGCAGTGTTGCCGTCCCCATCCCGCTTTCACCTGAGGGGACATTGTGAAGGTTAAAGCCAAGGTCATGGTTGCCCCGAAGAAGCCGAAACCCAAGGGTGCTCAAGAGGTCAAGACCAAGTGAGCCTGGTTCCCGCGGCAAAGGTCATGGGCATGCCGATGATCGTCGGCGCGCACAGTTACGACGAGGTTCAGCTTGCGCTGGACTGGGCGGCGGCGTCGGTCGAATCGTATTGCGAGCGCAAGTTCTGCTACAACGAGGACGACACGATATTCGTCAACCCGTACCGCGACGGCCGCGGACGGGGAAGGGCGCTTCTGCCTAACCCTCCGGTGCAGAACGTGTCAGAAGTGCTGGGCCAGTTCAATGTTGGCGGCTCGCTGCAGTGGATTGAGTTGCAGCACTACCAGTGGACCACCGACGGACTGCTGTATGACACCCAGCCGTTTTACGGCTACTTCGGTGTTACCGGTAACGACTTCTGGTCGGGCGGTCCCGACGGGCAGTGTGAAAACCCTACGGCGTGGCCGTTTCTGCCGAAGTCGCTACAGGTGACGTACGCGCACGGTTTCGCGCCGCCGTTCACCACCACGGCGGCACCCGAAGGCGTGCCACCGCTGCCCGATGGCGTGATAGCGGCGGTGATCCGCGGCGCGGCAATATATCTCAGCAACCCGCAACAGGCCGTCGAGGGACGCGTCGGCGAGATCGCCAACCACTACGTCGACCCGACGAGCGGCCCGGCGGGCTGGCTCGATGAGAAGCTGCTCGGCCAATACCGGCTGGTGCATCTGTGATCGGCGCCCAGGTGGTGACGTATCAGACTGCGGTGCTGAACACGCAGCTGGACCGCAAGAACATCGCGCAGCCCTACACCTACACCGACACAACGCTGTACGGATCGCTACAGCCGCTGGGCGTCACTGAAGACGTGACCAACGTCGACTATGCGATTGAGCGCTACCGGTTCATCACGCCGCCAACGGCTGTCGCGCAAGCGGCGAAGGTGACCGACCGTGTCATCGACGCCAACGGCGTGACCTACCGCGTCTTCGGCGCCAGGGTTCAGCCGCTGATCAACGGCGCGATTGACCACGTCGAGATTATGTTGGAAACCCCCAGCGGCCTGAACCCGCCGGTGGCGTAATGGCCAAGAAAAGCAGCGGCATCGACTTCAGCAAGGTACTCAAAGGCCCGAAAGTCGCGGCAGCTGTCCAGGCGAAAGCCGAGAAGGTCAAAGACTATTGGCAGTCGATCGCCCCTGTATTCGGCGATAAGCCGCCACACCGCTCCGCACCTTCCTACGGGTCACCCGGCGATTACAAAGATTCGGTACACGTCTCCGATGCGGGGAGCGACGGCGAGGCTAGATCGAGGGTCGGCACGGGCGACTTCAAAGCGAAGTGGATCGAATACGGCACTGCGCACATGCCGCCCTATGCGCCGCTAGCGAAAACCAAGGCGAGATTCCGGTGACCGCGCCGGAAGTCGACGTCGAGGACCTGGTCATTGCCTACCTGACGTCACAGAATCTCGTGCCCGCGGGCCAGGTAGCGGCAGCGTTGCCGCCAGTCCTGCCAACGCCATTCGTCCTGGTGCGCCGTGTTGCGGGCGGCGACGACTACATCGTTGATCACGCCACAATCCAGATCGACAGCTTTCACACGACGATCACGGGCGCCAGCGGCACGGCTCGCGACATCAATCACGCTATGCGCCAACTGCACGCGAAAACCGTTGTCGCGGTAGACGGCGCGTCATGGAATATCTATCGCTGCGTCACCGAGCAAACCCCGATCTTCCTCGAATGGGAACCATCGGGCGGCGGCGCCGTCCTGTCCCGCTACGTGGCGCGCTACAGGATCGACGTTCGACTCCCGTCCATACAGGGCTACTAGCCCGAGATCCGCAGCACAAGAAAACCGATTCCCCCCTTTGTGAGAGGCCCCAATGACCACCGGTGCGTTATGGCAGTCGCTATTTCAGGGCGACGAAGACAACATCCGCAAAGTCCCATATGGGTCGTGGCTGATCCGAGACTGGAATTTCGCCACCACCTCCCTGACGGGGTTCACGCCGTTCAACACCTCCGACGGCAACCTGATCAGCACCCTGTTCTCGTCAACGAATCCCGGTGGGCCCTGGAACGATACGGGGTATATGGACGAGAAGGGGCCAAAGTTCACCCCAAAACTTGAGGTGAAGCCCACTAAGGTCATGCAGTCCCGGTGGCCGGCCCGTTATGACTACACCGGGCAGTCCGAGACGATCAGCGCGAACCTACTGGAAGCCAACCCGGTCGTCGACGCGCTATACAACAACGCGCCCCTGTGGAACTTCAGCACCGGAACAACCGCTCTACAGGAGATCGGCGCGCCCGGCTACAACATCTCAGCCCCGGTCAATGTTGATCTCAAGTGGCGCCAGTGCATGTTCATCGCCGTGGATGGCCGCTCTGGCATCAACTACTACTGGATTCGCATCTATCCCAAGGTTCTTATCGCCGACTTCGGCGAGACCGCGTGGAACCTCGACGACCCGGCGGGCGTCCCCATGAAGGCGTTCGCCATTCCCGACGAGTACACTATCCCGCCGGACGGCGTGAATGTCGGTTCGCCACGGTGGACGCTGCGCGACGGCCCAGGCTGGCGGGCTCAGGGCCAGTCGAACTTCGAGATTGGATTCCCGACCGTCCCCGTCGCCACACCGGTCACCGGCCTCAAGGTGAATATCTCGTTCACCACGCCGGCAGGTCTGATCGCTCCGGTTACCTACACGGCGACCAAGACCACGGGCAGCACGACCACGGCGCTGACCCTGTCTGGTTCTCCGACGGTGAGTGGCAACACCACCACCGTGCAGGGGACGTCGCTGTCCGCATCGACCGCATACACGGTGAGCGTGGTTGCGACCGACTCCGCTACCCCGACGGCGACTGTCATCACGTCGGCGTCGTCGGGCTCGTTCACGTCGACTTCCTCTTAACCAGTCCCCTAACCGGGGTGGACGGCTGACCATCCCGGTTAGGTTCAGCCAACCTCAGCCGAAGATCGGAACAGCCATGGATAAGCAGCGCCGCGTGAAAGCCCTTGGTTATGGGGAGCAGCGCATCGAGGCTTTGGGGCAGACCCCGCATATCGACTTTCAGCTGAAAGACGGCTCGACCGTTAGGCTTCCACATCCGCTGCGCCTCGATGACGCGGCGCTGGCTAGGGTGGAGGCTTTTGAGCGCGGCGACAGCCTGGACCGCGAGCCGATCATCGACAAGGACGGCAACCCGGCGGTTGATCCTGAAAGCGGTCAGCCGCGTACGCGGATCATCGACCCGCCGACTGTCGATGGCGAGCCGGCCGAACCGTTCACGGTGCGGCTGATGAAAGCCCTTCTCGGTGACGAGGACTACGAGAAGCTGCGCCAGCACGGGTTGAGTGCGGCTGAACTGCGGCAGATCTGGAACGACATGTCGAAGCCTGTTAAAGCTGAGGCCGACCCAAAAGGCAGCTAGTCCTTGAGCTGTTGCGTGAGTACGCCGAGGACATCGAAGCCGACCTGCTCTACCGCGGGATCGACATCTTCGACTGGTATCAGGGCAAGATCAGTAGCCGTCGGATGTGGGCGTTGATCACAAAGCTGCCCGAGGATTCGGCGTTCAAGTCGGCGCTGCGGGACGACTGGAATATCGACCAGCATCTGACCGCCGCGGTGATCACTGAGTTGCGGGGTCTACGGGGCGACATCTGGGCGACCCGTGGCCAAACGTTCCCGTTCAAGCCAGCCGAGTCACCAAAGACGCGGCGGCAGCGCGAAAAGAAGCGCGCCGGAATGCGCGCCATGCACGATCACCTCATCGGAATGATGCGCAAGAAGGACTAGACGAAGATCACCAGCAAGACAATCGCCAGGGCGAGCATCAAGGTCCAGTCGAGCCGGTGACTCCCGGTGCTGGGCAGGTTAATCCGCATACCAGCCGGGGGAGAGTCGTCACGCCCCGCAAACCGCCGTTCGAAGTCCATGCCGCATATTAACGCACTCCCCGGCGCCTTGTATGCCCGGAATTTCCTAAGAAAAGGCGGGTGATTGTCGATGGCCGACGATGAAGATGTCATTTTCGTTGACGTGGTGGCCCGCCTCGACGAAGGTGCCGCCGAGGAAGCCGCCGAGTCACTCAAGGACAAGTTCAAGGACGCGACCGAGGGCGTTACCGACGGGCTCAAGGGCGCTGCCGACAAGATCAAGGACGAGTTCGGCAGTATCGGCGACAAGTTCAAGGACGCCTTCAGTCGTAGTCTTCCTAAAGAGTTAGATACCGCGGCCGAGAAGGTCGGCGACAATGTCGGCGACAAGATCAGCACCTCCATTGGCGAGAAGCTCAAGGAGAAGCTCGGGGGCGCTGGCGGAAAACTTAAGGACGTATTCGACGACGATCTGGCCAAAGACCTGGGCAAAGAGTTCGGCGGCCAACTAGGCGAGGTAGTAACCGCCGCGCTCGGTGACACGCTACCCAAGGGCATCAGCGAATCACTGGGAAAAGCAGTAGGCGAGGCCGTATCAGGAAAAGGCTGGAAAAAGTCATTCGGCGATGCTGCCGGCGATATTTTGAACCAAACCTTAGGCTTCAACGCCACCGACAGCTTCAGCGGCATACATGATCAAATTCACGCAACTGTCGGCAATGTAAAAGACACGATAGAGGAACTCGGCCTCACGGGTGTCGCGGGGGGAAAATTCGCTCCCGCATTCACATCGGCGCTCGGCCCGGTCGCGGCATCGCTGGCTACGTTGGGGCCAGCCGAGAGCCTCGTTGAAAAGCTCCCCTTCGGCATCGGCGATTTCGCGCAACAGACGCTTCCTGGCGCGGATGCCAGCTTAGGCGACAGGATTAAAGAGCCATTCCGGATACTCGGGGGCGATATCCTTCACCCCAGCCGCATTGCGAAAGACCACCAGTACGACAACCTCGGCAATTTCGTCGGCGACGGGCCTCCGCAGGAAGACGGCACCGACAAGCTGTATAACAGCATTTTTGGCGGCGGTAGCGGTGGCGGCGGCGGTGGGTCATCGAGCACTAGCGCGAATGAAGTGGATGTACAGTCCAGCGTCGCAACGGTTTCGGCTGGCAGTGTAACCCTCGGCGGTAACATATCGCTACCGGGAGCGTCCGGAGCCGGCTCCGGCGGGGGCGGCGGCAGCTCGTCTATCCCGGCATCTATCGGCAAGAGCGGCGAACTCACTGGCGGTTCATCCGGCGACGGCTACTCGGCACTAGGTAGCTACTCCAGCGGCGGCGACATCACCGGCCCCGGACCCACCGGCGTGGATTCAGTTCTGGCGATGCTGGCCCCCGGCGAGCGTGTTCTGACGCCTGAGCAAAACGACGCCTGGAAATCCATGCTGCACTTCGCCGGTGGTGGCGAGACGCCCGCGTCACCCGCGGCACCGTCCGGCGATTCCGACGCTAGCGCCAGCGGCGAGGGTGAGAGTGTCGACTCTGGTGGTGGTAGCGATCAGGGCGGCGATGGTGGCGCGCCGGGCACGGTTAGTGGAACACAATCCCCTGGATCTGTTCAGGACGCGGCCGATCAGGCGCAGAACCCGCCGGACAATAGCGACACCAGTGTTGTCGACCCGACGCAAGAGGGAATCGCTGGCGGGACAAAGACTTCCAAGGGTATTCAAGATCAGAGTTTCGGTTATGGCAAAGGCTTCCAGGTCACCGGCCAAGGTCTGATCGGTTTCGCCGAGTCGGCGCCAGGTGCTATCGCGTCTGCGGCGGCATCGGGCGCGAGTGGCGGCCCGGCCCCGGCCGGAATCGCGGCGGGCGCGGGTGCTGCGGCGCTGACGTCGCTGTGGAACACCATCGGTGAGCCTGAGCTGAATGAGGCGATCACGCAGGGTGTGAAGATCGGCGCCGACATAGCCTCCGCGCCTGAACAGGAGTTCGCGGTCGGTGGGGAGAACTTCCAGAACTGGTCGCAGAAGCTCATCGGCGGCGAGATCGGAAATGTCACCAACCTGATCAACACTGCGGCGAATACACAGGCGCCGTTGACACCTCAGCAGGGCAGCGGCCAGGCGGGCCAGGTGGGTCAGGCTGCGCAGCCGAATGGAAACCTGGGCGGCCAACCCTCGCCGCAGGGCACCCCGAATGATCCGATGCACGTCAGCGTCGTCAACGGTGGCCCCAGCGGCGGCGACCAAAGCAGCTACATGAGTTCTGTCGGTATGAATTCGTCAGGGACCGCGTGACCGGTCCAGTCCTTTTTCCGCCGGGTCTGGTGACCCCGCTGGGGGCCGCCACCATCATGTGCGGGGTCGTCCCCGACATCGACTTCATCGGCGCCGACGGCACCATCTGGCAACTGATGGGTGGCCGCTCCACCTTCCCCTCTGTTCAGGATGGGATGGTGCTGCTTCAAATCGGCGGCCTGAACCCGAGTTTCGACCTGCTCGACGAACAGGGCGCGCGTCAGGATGGTATCACCAACCTGGACACGGTGTTTAACGCCTGCTACATCGGCATGAAGCTGGAAGCTTCTAGCGCCACGCAGCAGTCGTTTCGCCGCGTGGTGCGCATGTGGTTGTCGTCGTGGCAGCCGCCGAACGTGGGAACGCTGAACGTGACGACCCGCGAGCTGGGTCAGTGGTGGATGCCGGTGCGGCAGGCGAAGCCGATCGAGGACGACCTCATCGCTGAGCCCGCGCTGCACCAGCGAATGGAGTTCACCTGGGCGTGCCGCGGGGATAATGCGTTCTGGCAGGGCATCGACAGCACGTCGGTGTTTCCCGGCGGCGTATATCCCGGTGCGGCGCAATCGCTCACCAGCGGTGCGGCGACAGGCTTTTGCCCGCTCACCAATTTAGGAACGAGACCGGGATGGCCTCGCTATTTGGTGTATGGGCCTGGCACGTTCACGCTTGGCAACGGCGCGCTGCCCACCGCGCAGGGCACCATTTCTAATGCAGGGTCGCCGATCACGTTCGGCCCGCTGGAGGCCGGTCAGATTGCGCTGATCACCACACTGCCGCGGCTGCGTAGTGTCATCGACCTCTCGCCTAATCAGCCCGCGCAGAAGTTGACTGCGTTTCAGACGTGGCTGGAGAACGCGGTCAACCTTGTCGCCAACAGCAACACGGCGCCGCTACTGGAATCACTGGAGAGTGTCTTTGGGATTCTGCCGCCGGTCGGCGTCATGTATTCGCTGCTGAATGGCCGCTTTACGAACCTGTCGGAGATACCGGGTAAGGCCGATGGTTACCCTCCGGTGACCACCTATATCCCCGTCAGTATCACGGGCGGCGGTGCCACTGGGTTGCCGTCGCCGGCCCCGCAGCAGTCGACCATTGTCGCGGCGCTGACGCCATATCGAACGTGGCCCTGGTGACTGAGCCGATCAACCCGCTTCAGCCGGTCAACCCAGCGCCGCTGCAGACCCCGTATCCGCCGAACGAGGTTCTACTGCCGTTCCAGCCGCCGGTGTCGTATATCGCTGGCCAATACTCCAGCGGCAAGACGCTTCTGGAGCTGATCGAGTCGGGTCATCCGCTCGCGGAAATGGGTGCGGCGACGATCGCGGGCAATGTCGCGCAGCAGCCGCCCGACGACATCACCGTCACCGTGTACGACCAGTTCTATAACCCGGTCGGCGAGATCAACGACTACATCAGCCTGACGTGTCAGTTCGCCCGTAACAAGGTTGCCGGCGCTGAGATCGTGCTGAAGGGTATCGACCCGCTAGCCGACACTGTTCTTGGCTGTGCGCTGACGACGGTTCCGATCACGATCGAAACCGGAAACCTGAGATGGTCGGGCCGCGTATTCACCGCTGAGGGCAAGTTCGCGAATCGCGTGGATACCATTGTGGTGCAATGTGTTTCGGACTACGCATGGTTGGATAAGATTCTCTGCTGGCCTGCGCCAGAGCTGCCCATCGAAGTGCAGTTCCCAGCGCAGGCGTTGTACATCGGCCCGGCTTGCACTGTTGTCGCGACCTTGATTGCCGAGCAGGCGTTTCGGCTTCAGTCGGGCATCTATAACGTGATCAACAACCTCGGCAGCGCGTCTATCGGAGACGTGGAAAGTTCCGAGGACGGCCCGAATACCGCGTACACGACTACCGCCGCGGACGTGGCCGGTTGGGCTGCGTGGAAAAAGAAACTCAACAGCGGCGGCATCATCAACGGCCTGCTGGAAATCCTGGCCGTCCCGCTGTGTGTCATTAGCCCTGACAGCTCTACGGACACGAGCCCGTGGGTCAGTATCACCGGCCGGATGGATAAGTGCTCGACGCTGATTGAGCAGGTGGTCAAGGACACCGGCACTAACGTCACGGTCAATCTGTGGCTGCCTGGCGACCCGCAACCGGACGGCCTTGTCGTTGATTTGACGGTGGCGACGCTCATCGTACAGGTTCAGGACGACCTCGGCGTGACGGGTGTCGCGGGGAACTTCCTCGACGGTATTTTGCAGGATGCCGTCGATCTGGGGCATTCGCTGCTCGGCAATGTGCTTGAGCCGCTGCTGAATCCCGATAACGAGTTCTCGCCGCAGGGCATCAACATCGCGCCGGTTCTTGGTGTGAACTTCGTGCAGCCGTGGGTGTTGATGACGGATACCCCGCGCGGCGGTCTGATTGATGCGTCGATTAAAGCCCGCACGCCCCTTGCATTTTCGATGATCGGTGGCGGCAAGAGTCCTCAGTGGCTCGACGATTTGCTCAACATCCTTGCTGAGTGGGCGCTATCCAGTATCAATATCCTTATCGGCCTAGACATTATCCCCACGTCGCTGTTCGACGGGATTATCGACGACGTGATTTTCGCCTTCCAAGAGGTCACGAACGAGTCTCGCCGGATGCAGTTGGGGCCGTATGCGTGGCCTGAGTACTTCACCCAAACGGGCACGGCCGCATACACGCTCGATGAGTGGTTCGCCTTACAGGTCGCCATGTGGGATACGCGAGGCATGTACACATATACATGGACTCTCTTAAATAACTTCCCTTATCAACTTGGGGTAGACCTGATTGTCGGACAGCTGGCGTCGTACGCCTATCGCGGCCAGCTCTATACCGACTGGGTCGACTCGATCACCTTCACCGACGACAGGACGACCCGAGTCGCCAAGCTGTATGTCGTGGTCGGCGATGGCAAGTTCGTCGAGAACCCGGTAACCAAGCTTGAGCGCAAAGTCATCGAATTTGAAAATGCCGTGCAGACAATAACTTTGAGCTACAACTAGGAGACTTGATGACGCAGCCAATCAATGTCGACGAGGATACTGGCACCGTCACTATCACCGACTGCACGATCACCTTCAATAACGCCTTCGACCCCACCACGGGCGTTGCCTCGATCACCATCACACCAGTGGGCGGACTTGGCACATTGCCCGGCGTGCTGCAGGGCCAGCCCGGATATCCCCCGACGCTACGCAATGTGAATCTCACGCAAGTTGCCTACGGCGAAGCGATCGGGGCTTCCACGTGGACGGAGATACAACCCGGCGGCGCTGGCGAGCCCAGCATCTATGACCTCAACATCGAGCTCAACTCCGGTGCGCCGGGTGAGATCGCGTCATTCCTGATCACTGCCGCCGAGGATGTTGTCGGCGCGGTGGAGGACTTCACCACGCTGCTATGGAACTCGGCGGTCAACGCCTTTCAGTTGGTGGTGCCTCCGGTCGGTGTCTACACCTGGCCCACTGTCATCAACTCTACGTCGGGCACCTCATCTGGCCCAAGAACTCTTGCTCAGATAACTGTTCCGGCGCAGCCGTGGCCCTGGTATCCGATCGTCTCTGGCCATTCCGTGGTGGTCGGAAGTGTTAATACGCAGGTCAGTTTGACCGCGAACATCGGCGCTTCGGGTGGCGTGCAGGTCGGCTCAGGCTCCGGAGTGGCGGGAGTGGTCGCGCAGGACATCGGGCTTTATTCATCGCCGCCCGCGGGGACGACGGCGAGCGCTCCGCTGATCGGCACGAATACGCAGGCGACCATTGTGCTGTCGGCGACCCAGACTGGACCCAACGTCGATGCGTGGTCAACGTCTGCGGAGACAACGACTTTCAGTGTGATGGCGCTCCCTGTTTTGGGAACATGACCTATCCGATCACCCCTAATCCGGGTATCCACAACGCCCCGGCGCAGTCGAACTTTGCGACAGGGCAAGGGGCCGCCGCCCAACTAGAGGCGTGGGCTAAGCAGTTGCCGCTGGCGATGACGCTGGATCTGATCAACGTCATCCTCCAGGCACTCGGGCTCGGTGCCTACACAGGCCCGGTCGATGGCATCCTGACGGCGTTGAGCACCGCACTGACCGGACGCTTTCAGGCCCTCGGCGTCCTGTTGGAGGCGGTGTGGACTGCGATCACCACCGACTACAACGACTGGCCGCTGCTGATCGCCGCCCTCGAGGCGGCGTGGAAAGCCTACGTCTTAGAGGTCACCGAACTCGACGAAGCCGAGATCGTCACCCTCATTGAGATCATCGGCGCCCTTCTGGGTTTCAGTCCGCAGGAAATCCAAAGGCTGATCGCAGATTTCGATGCCCTTGAAGCGGACAGCGAAGCCAAGGCGGCGGCGTTCACACTACTGCTTCAGACATGGTGGACGGACATCACCACCGACTATGCCGACTGGCCGGTGCTGATTGCGGCGATGGAGGCCGCATGGAAAACGTATATCACCACGATCAGCGACATCGACGAGTCTGAAGTCCTCACCCTTGAGGACATTGTCGGCGCGCTTCTGGGTATCAGCGCCCAGAATTTACAGGAACTGAACAACGATTTCGCTGATCTACAAGAGGATTCGACGCTGCGGTCGGCTGCGTTTACCACACTGTTTCAAACAGTGTGGACGGACATCACCACCGAATCGGGCTCGACACTGCTAGCCAGCCTTGAAGCTGCGTGGAACACCTACATCAGCACGGTAACCACCATTAGCAGCGGCGAGGTCGCCACCCTCGAAGACATCGCCGCCGCGATATTCGGGGTGCCACCGGCCAACGTCGCCGCCGTGTACAACGACGTCGTCGGATTCCTTACCACTGGTTCATGGACGGACCTGTCCGGCGCGTGGGATGACCTGAAACAGGGCATATTCGGCAACGCCACCAACACTTCGGCCATCGGGAACATCTCGGCCGCTTCGGTCACCAATGTGGCGAACAGTATTCAGCCGGTGCCTGATTTCCCGTACGCGCAGTCCATTCAGGCCGCGAGCACATGGTCGTGGGACGGCACCGTAGGACACACGGCGGTAGGGTCGGCCAAGGTTATCGCCAACGGCACCGAGCAGGTTCTGCGCGGCGTGGTGGGCGACGTCCAGGCGGCCCAGGTCATCACCGCGACCGCCTACGTCCAATGGAGTGGGCTGACAGCGACCGGCTCTCCGATTCAGCTGCAGCTGTTGCCGAACACGGGAACTCCGGTGGTTATCGGTGAGATAACGTCGCCGGGTTCGAGCGGTTCGTGGACAGAACTCACCGGTACCTACACCGTTCCCTCTAGTGGCGTGACGACGGTTCAGATTCTGCTGGTGGTAACCTCGGCTGCGACGGCCGGGTCTATCTGGTTTGACGACTGCACCGACGACGCCTCGGGCGGATTTCTACCCACCCTATCGGCTGATTTCACCGCGCTACAAACGGATTACAACGCGAAAGCCGCCGCGCTCACTACCTTCCTGACCGCGGTATGGACCGATGTCACCACCGACACCCCCGGCAATCTCGGCTCTGGATGGTGGACGACGCTGATCGCCAACCTGGAATCGGCGTGGCACACCTATGTCTCCACCATCTCGTCAATCAACAGCTCCGAGATTGTGACGCTGGAGAATATCGTCGGCTCGATTCTGGGGCTGTCTCCTGCGACGCTGCAAACACTGAATACCGACTTCGGTATCCTGCAAACCGATTTCACCGCCGGTAACACCGCATTCGCGACGCTGCTGTCAACGGCATGGACGGTCATTGAGGACGATCTCGGCAACTGGTTGGCGCTGATCTCCGGGCTAGAGGGCGCGTGGGATACCTACGTGACCACGGTATCTGCGCTGACGAGTGGCGAGTTCGCCACCTTGCGGCAGATCATCAACGCGCTACTGGGCATCAACACCACGACCGGTCAGATGCCGACATCGAACATCGGCAGCGGACTGGGTCTGGCCAGCCTTGAGCAGGATCTTGCGAACTTCTGGGACAACCTGTTCGGTGTCGGCAACTCGCCGACGACCGCTCCTGTCGCCGCGACGGCGCTGCCAACGATCAACATCGGCGGCGTGCTGGACACCATTGAGAACCACATCCAGGCGATCGTCGACCATTCCATTCAGGCACTGACTGGCGGGTCGTCTACCAATAATCCGACCTCGGCGATGTATTCGAACCTGACGGCGATACCCGCCGGAAATATCGTCGGCTCACTCAGCGGAACATCAGTCGCCTTCGGCGCCACGGGCGGCGGTAGTAGTAACTACCAGCTGTCCGGCGCAACAGTAACGGCGAGTTGGTCGCATACCATCGCCACAGGTGACAACTACGTTGTTGTCGCGGTGAACTTTTACACCACGAAGGTGTTCGCCAACGTGGTCTACGCGGCCACCTACGGTGGCGCCTCCATGGCGAGCCTCGGCGTCGTTGAATACAACAGCGGTTTCTGCGGTATCGCGTTGTTCGGATTAGCGGCACCGGCATCGGGCTCAAAGTCGGTGGTAATCAGCGTCTCCGGTGGTGTCGGTACAGCGATTGCTATCGCGGGAAACTCGGTGTCGTATAGCGGTTGGAGTTCCACTAGTGCCGCCACGACGGCCAGTGGCGCCCAAAGTACCAGCGTCGCGCTGACGGTGGCCTCCCAGACCGGTGATGCGGTAGTTCAGGTGTTCGGTCTGGCCGGCTCAGGCTCGGCCGCCCTATCCAGCTACAACGGGACTACCCGCTGGAATGAGGGCACCGTATCCGAGGGTGATGCCATCACGATGGTCATGGGGGACGCGGAGGGCGCATCCTCGGTGGTATTCGATGCGACCGCAAGCTCGCCGTCCACTCAGGTGTGGGGCTCCATCGCGGTTAGTTTGAAGCCGGCTACCTAATGGCCCTGCAGGTTACCGGCTGGTGGGCAGATCCGCGAGCCGGTGCGGTGCTGACGGTCGGCGCAGAGTTCGACGCGATCATAGCCAACGCTTTCGGGCATGGCGCCGCCAAGACGGTGGCGCCCACATTCAGCGCCGCACTGGGCCATGTCACGAAGATATCTGCAGCGGCAACGGTTGCGCCGCTGTTCTACGCGGACAGCCTGGAGCGCAACGCATCCGCCGCACTGACGGTGACGCCGACCGCATCGGCTACTTTACAGAACTTCAAACTCATCGCCGCCAGCACGGTCACGCCAACCTTCTCTACGGCAGTGCAGAACTCGTATCACACCATCGGTGCTGGACTGGTTGTGTATATGGCCCATGCCACCGGAGTATCCATTTCGTTCGGCGCCGCGCTGACAGTGACGCCGACGTTTACGCCCGACGTGAAGTTCCCGCAGGTGACTGCCGCCAAGACCGTCACCCCGGTATCGGCTGCGGCACTTCTCCAGACGGCCCATGCGACTGCCACCAAGACTGTCACACCAACGTTCGCTGTAGCCGTGAAGCGCAGCATGACTGCCACCAAGACCGTTACCCCAACGTTCGCGACGACCTCCACGAAGGTCACCGCCGGACTATCCGCGGCCAAGACGGTCACACCCACGCGATCGGCGCACGTTGCCGCAAACCAACACGGCCCGCTGGTAGCGACACCGCAGTTTTCCACCGCCCTCAAGCTCACCGCGGATATCCACGCCGCGCCTACGGTTACGCCGTCCTTCGCGGCCGGCTTCACCGGGGCGACGACTGCCACCAAGACTGTCACACCAACGTTCGCTGCGGCAGTGAAGCGCAGCATGACTGCCACCAAGACTGTCACACCAACGTTCGCCGCAGCGGCGGCGCGCACGGTAACCGCATCAGTAACGGCCACGCCGATACTCGCTGCGGCCATCAACACATTAGCTACCGTCGTTTACGTTTCGGACATTGGCGACGCGAAAGTCATTTCACTGTCCAGCGGAACCCAAAGCACCCTGGGATTCACGGGATTGAATAGCCCAGCCGGCGTCGCGGTGGACTCGTCAGGGAACGTCTACGTAGCCGACAGCGGCAACGCCGCCGTGTACAAACTGTCCAGCGGAACCCAAAGCACCCTGGGATTCACGGGATTGAGCAATCCCTTTGGCGTCGCGGTGGACTCGTCAGGGAACGTCTACGTAGCCGACAGCGGCAACGCCGCCGTGTACAAACTGTCCAGCGGAACCCAAAGCACCCTGGGGTTCATCGGATTGGATAGCCCAGCCGGCGTCGCGGTGGACTCGTCAGGGAACGTCTACGTAGCCGACAGTCTCGGCGCCGCTGTATACAAACTGTCCGGCGGCACCCAAAGCACCGTTGGATTCACCGGATTGGGCAGCCCCATCGGTGTCGCGGTGGACTCGGGAGACGTCTACGTGGCCGACATTTTCCGCGACGCCGTGTACAAACTGTCCGGCGGAACCCAAAGCACCCTGGGATTCATCGGCCTATCCGAACCGGCCGCAGTGGCCATCCGATGAAAGGAACACGCATGGAAAACCTCTCCATCAACGCCGAATGCGTTGCCGAACTGAAGCTCATCACCACCGAAGAAAACAACAACAAGGAGAACAACTGATGGCCGACGGATTTTCCAGCACGTTCGCTAACGCGCTGCTCGATGTGCTGGAGGGGACTGCCCCGACCACCTATTCCACCATCTATGTCGGTTTGCACACCGGCGATCCGGGTACCGCTGGAACGTCTAACGTCAGCGCAGGCAGTTCAACCCGCCAGTCCGCCACCTTCGGCGCAGCCTCTGCCGGCGTGATCTCGTTATCCAGCGAGCCATCGTGGACCAATGGCGGCACGTCGGAGACGATCACCGATCTGTCCATCTGGTCGGCGGCCACCTCTGGCACGTTCATCGCCTCCATGACCGCGACGGCGTCGCAGGCGTGGGCGAGTGGAAACGTGCTGCAGCTGACGTCGCTGTCGATCACTATCCCCACAGCCTCCTAAGGGTTGTGGCCGCCGATGCGCCGACGACGCTAGCGGCTCTGTCGTCAGCGTCGGAGGCGATCGGTGGGGTGCTGGAATACGTTTGGCGCGCCGTGAAATTCGGCCATGGGAAGCGGTGGACCAATGGATGACGTTTGGTTTAAAGACCCACTCGACACCCGGTGGTTTACCTTCAATTGGTCCCTGGCCGCGGGTGAAACCATCACGTCATACACAGTGTCGTGTGATGCGAACATGACGCAGTTGTCTGAAAGCGTCGGCGTGACGTCGGTGTCGATTCAGGTGAGCGGCGGGGATGGCTGTCTCCAGTCGGTGGTGAGCTGCAACATCCATACGAGCGTGGGCAATATCTATGAGACAGAGAAGCCCGTTTATATCCAGACTCGTCACTCCTGAAGGGGCGCAATGACTTGCGCCTCGGTCACCGTCTGCCCAGGGATTAGCTCGGTCACCGTCTACCCTGGTGTCAGTTCGGTCACCGTCTGCCCAGGGATTAGCTCGGTCACCGTCTACCCTGGCAGCCTCGTGGTGGTAACGGCGCAGGATACTATCGGCTCTACCCTCGTCGTCGCTCCGAATATGGTTGCCGGGGTGTCCGTTACGGGCGGCCACCTGATTGCCGCGCTGGCGGTCACTCCTGGTCTCGCGTCGGCACTCAAGCGCACTGGGCATCTTGGGGCATCGCTCACTGTCACGCCGACGTTCTCGGTCGCCTTCGCCGAGACTCTGCACTTCGCAGCGTCCGCAAATGTCACGCCGACGTTCGCTGCGCACGTGACCGCCGATGTCCACGCATCGCGTACTGTCACGCCCACGTTCGCGACGGCCTTCACGAAGACGCTTCATATCGTCGCGTCAAAGACTGTCACGCCCACGTTCGCCGGGCACGTGACCGCTGATGTGCACGCTGCCCCAACGGTTACCCCCGCATTCGCCGCGGGCCTCACCAAGACGCTGCATATCACCGCATCCGCAACGGCGACACCGACGTTCGCTGCGATGGTGAACCCGAGGGCGGTAAACGCGGCTAAGACCGTCACGCCAACGTTCGCGGCGCACGTCACCGCTGACGCGCATGCGTCGCTTACCGTCACACCCACATTCAGTGCGATGGTGAAACTCAGGGCGGTGACCGCTTCCCCAACGGTTACCCCCACGTTCAGTGCGCATATGACCGCCGACCTGCACGCCACTCCGACGGTTACCCCGACGTTCTCGACGGCGTTCACCAAGACTCTTCACGTCACGGCGTCGGCGACCGTCACGCCCACATTCAGTGCGATGGTGAAACTCAGGGCGATCACGTCGGCGCCAACGGTCACGCCAACGTTCAGCGCTGGCGTGACGGCCGATGTGCATGCCACTCCGACCGTCACCCCAACGTTCGCGACGGCGTTTACCAAGACGCTCCACATCAGCTCGGCGAAGACCGTCACCCCGACGCCCTCCGCGAACCTTTCCGCCGATGTGCACGCATCGCCTACTGTCACACCAACGTTCGCGACAGGCTTCACCAAGACGCTGCACGTCGCAGCGTCCGCAACGGTAACACCCACATTCAGTGCGATGGTGAAACTCAGGGCGGTGACCGCTTCCCCAACGGTTACCCCCACGTTCGCTGCGAACGTGACTGCCGATGTGCACGCATCTCCCACGGTTACACCCACGTTTGCGACGGCGTTCACCAAGACCCTGCACATCACGGCGGCACCGACGGTCACGCCAACGTTCAATGCCCACGTCACCGCCGATATCCATGCCACGGCCACCGTCACCCCGTCCTTTGTGACGGCGTTCACCAAAACGCTGCACATCGCGGCAAGCTCGACCGTCACACCGACGTTCGCGACAACGTTCACGAAGACCGTGGCCGCGAAACCCCGGCCACAACAGGTCAACGTCGCGGTCACCCGCACGGCAACCCACTAATAAGGAGTCACCTTGGCCGCCCCGTGCTATATCGCCTGGAATGCTCTTGTCACAGACCTGACTTCGCCGATGTCCGGTGCCGCTACGTCGGCCAGCAGCGGCACTGTGAAAACCATGCTGCAGGTGAAAACCGGCAGCGGCAAGATACGAGTCGTCGAGTGGGGATATATCTTCACCACTACTCCCACGGCTCCGGTTCAGATGGAACTCGTCGAAACGGGCACCGTGTTCGCCACCGTGACAACGGGTAGCACTCCGTCGAACTACAACGACGTGACCGGTATCGCCACGTTGACAGCCAGCCCCGGCACCGCCTCAACCGGGTTCACGGCATCCGCCGAGGGTAGCATCACGGCCACTCGGCTGCTGGCCCAAACATGGGATACAGCAACGTATTTCAAGCAGCAATTTCCACTGGGCCGTGAGCCAGAGGTTAACGCCGCTTCGTCACTGCGCATCAGGGCAACCCCGAGCACATCGACGGCAACTACCGTCCTGTGCTATGTGATTTGGGAAGAGTAGATGGCGCGGCTGGGTAGATCCTATCCAGTCCAACGGATCTGGACACCACACGTTAAAGCGTCTACATCCGCGCACCCCGCCTACGATGCGACCGGCGCGGGCTCGGACACGGCGAGTAATACCTCATCGATTTCGTGGTCGCACACCGCAACGGCCGGCGCCTATGCGCTGGTTTTTACCGTGGCCGCGTCCGAGACGGTGACGGGCGTGACATACGGCGGCACCTCGATGACCGAACTCGGGTCGGTAACAGACCCCAGTGGGCTTCCGTTCTATGTGTACGGGCTCGCCAATGTGGCGGCCGGTGCGAAAACCGTTGCCGTGACCGGAAGTAGTAGCTCGGGCCAACTGGCCGGTAACTCGGTGTCCTACACGAATGTTAGTTCGGTGGGAACGCCTGCCTCAACAACGGGGAGCGGGACGTCCTTGTCGCAGTCGGTGACGTGCTCGGCCAATCAGGTGATTGTCCAATCATTCGAGGCATTCTTCGACGACACTGTCTCCTCCTACAGCGGCGGTAACGGACGTTCCCTGATGCTCTACGGCGGAGCGGCCGGGCAGGGCAGTTTAACGATCAGTGACGCCACCTCATCGACCACCTTCACCGCAAGTCAAGTGGACCCCGACCCGTGGGCGGCCCTCAGCGTTGTACTCAGCTAACTAAAACAAAGGAAAACCGCGCTGCTATGGCATCACTTGTCACGTTGACCCCAATCACCGCCACCATTCAGGGCTTCCAGATCCAAGTCCCTGCCGACATGCTCACAGCACTGCAATACATTTCACCATCCGGCGGCCTGAACTCCACCGCCTACGGCGGCACTGTCAACTCGCAAAACTCTTCAGGAACTGCGACCTGGACACTGCTGATTAACAACACGCAGGCGAACACCAGTCAGACGGCGAAGATTGGCGACTACATCATCCTGACGAATAACTCCATCGTCACAGTCTGCCCGCAAGCGTCCTTCGCATCCCTCTACACGGGATAGGGCCAGCGCACTACATCACAACGACAAGCACGAACTGCCCTGATCTTTTCAGCCAATCAACAGAGGGACACATGAAGGCGTACTGGTGGCGCGGTGACGACGGTCCAAAGGGGCCGAAAACAAACAACTTCGGTGACAGGATTACGGCATACGTCCTGAATCAGCTCGGCCTGACAAACGAGTGGGCCGAGCCCGAGGACGCCGAACTGATCCTGGTCGGCTCCATCCTCGAACAGCTGCCACATGATTGGAGCGGCACCATCTGCGGCGCCGGAAAGCTGCACGAGCGATCGCGCATACACCTCTCCGATGCTCGCGTGTTCGCGCTACGCGGCAAGCTGACACTGGCCGGCGTCACAGGGCTCGGCGGCCAGAAGCCCGTACTAGGTGACCCCGGCCTACTGGTGTCGCATTGGGTGCGTCAGCCAGTTGCCAAGTACGACTTGGGCGTTGTTCCACATTGGAGCGACAAGGAACTCGCGGGCCGCTACTCCTACGGGCATGTCATCGACCCGACGCAGACGGTTCAGAAGGTCGTCGAAGAAATCGCGGCGTGTAAGCGCATCGTGTCATCGAGCCTGCACGGCTGCATCGTCGCCGACGCCTTTGGGATACCCCGCCGCGCCGAAATGCCCTCCACCCCGGCGTCTGCCGACAAGCTACTGCCGCACGAAGACTCGAAGAATGGCGGCGACTTCAAGTTCCGCGACTACGCCAGCGTGTTTGACGGCGACCCGCACTTCGGCGAAATGTGGCTAGCCCCACGACATCGCGTCGAAGAGATCCAGCGCGACCTATTCAACGCCATCACCACCGCTACAGGTATAGACCTAAGCACCGAGAACCGGCGCCACCCTCAGGTAAGCATGCTTGTTCCGTTCCGCGACGACGGCGAACACCGCAGCGTGGTCTGGAACTGGCTGCGCCGGTATTGGCGCGCAACCTTTCCCGAGGCCGAGATCATCCAAGGGACCGATCATGGCACCCCGTTCAGCAAGGCCGTCGCAGTCAACCACGCCGCATCGCTGGCCAGGGGGCGCACCTTCGTCGTCATCGACGCCGACGCCTACCTGCCGGCCGCAGTACTGAAGGGTTGCGCCAACGACATCGACCTGGCGCTGAGCAAGAAGCAGCGCGAGTGGTTCATCCCGTATAACGAGCTGTTCCGCCTCAGTGAGGCATACACGATGGACCTGCTCGAAACGTCACCGACTACACCAATCCCGCTGCCACCGCCGATGAGCGATGTCGAGGTAATGCCGCCGGGCGCATCCGGTTACGGCCACACGTACGGCGCGATGTGCCAGGTGATGCCACGCGAGGCGTTCGGCCTTGTTCACGGCATGGACCCCCGCTTTCGTGGCTGGGGCGGCGAAGATCAAAGTTTCCTGCGCGCCCTGGACACGCTCTACACGCAGCACAAGGTTGTCCCCGGCGATATCGCGCACTTCTGGCACGCCCGTATCGGCCGCGTCGACAGCGGTATGACGCGCCGCTGGATCGGCCAGTCATGGAGCGCCGCCAACTCGCGGCTGTCCCAACGGTATGCACAAGCTGTTGCTGAGCCGTCGGCTATGCGCGGGCTCGCCAATGAGCATCCGCTCGGCTGGACTTCAGACCTCGTGCAGACCGCCGACGGCGACTCGGTCTGACATGGCCGCACTCGACGGCTACGGCGTTAGCGGCTGCATGGATCAGTCAGTTGGACTCGGCGATGACATAGACACGGAGGATGAACAGTGGCGTTGAAGTATGGACTGAAGCCCGTCGATGAGCAGCCGCGCGTCAAGTTGCGTGACTACTACACAAGCGGCATCCCCACGGTGGACTCGCTGACATTCCCGCTCGGTCATGCCAGCCTGATCCAACCGCACATGTTCTGTAACGACACCATCGGCGACTGCGCCATCGCGGGCAGCATCGAGGAAGTCCGGCTGGCTAACGCGCTACGCGGCGTGACGGTGAACTTCACCGACCAGACGGCAATCCAGAACTACTCGGACATCACGGGTTATAACCCCGATGACCCGTCGAGCGACCAGGGCACCGACGTACACGCCCTCTATCAGTACCGCAAGACAACCGGTCTAGTCGACGCAGATGGTAAGCGGCACACGGTTGTCGCCTACGCGGGCCTGACTCAGGGTGACTGGGACGAGCTGCTCGTCGCGCTCAGCCTGTTTGACATGGTGGGTATCGGCATTCAGGTTCCTGACTACGCACAGAACCAGTTCTCGGCAGGCCAGCCGTGGGACGTCGAACCGGGCCAACCGAATATCGAGGGCGGTCACTACATTCCTGTCGTCTCCGCTGCCAGTAACACGCTGGCCGACGTGTTCACATGGGGCGCGCTGCAGGGCATGACCGAGGCGTTCTACCGGGCCTTCAACATCGTTGCCGTCGTCGGCCTTACCGCCGAAATGTTCAACGGCGACAAGGGGCCTGACGGTATCGACTTCGATCGACTTCAGGCCGACCTACCCGAGTTCAATACGGGCACAGTCTCGGCCAAGGCGCCGAAGCACGAGGCTGACACGGTCAACGACGACGAACTCGGTAAGTGGGCTGACGATGGCGCCAAACCCGTTGACTGACGAACTCAGCGCCGAGGCCAAGGCCGAACTTGCCGCGACGTTTCGGGCGATGCGCGCGCGGTTCGAGGCGTTCGACGCGCCGCGCATATCGGTTCGCCGCATACGCAACCGCCGCGACCCGTGGGAACTGCGCGGATGATCGACAGCTTCATTATCGCGCTCACGGCGATCCTGATGTGCATTGTCACGTGGGCTTCGTTCGCTGTCAACACCATTCGCAAATTTATCAAGGGTAGGAAATGAGCGTTCTTCAGTCGAGCGTGAACTGGGTTATCGAGCAGGCCAAAGCGCGCCTAGGCGATCCTTATGTATACGGCGGCTCATACTCACCGACCGACCTATCCCAGGGGGCGGACTGCTCAGGCGTCGTCGGCTGGGTTCTCGAAGCGCTGACACTCGGCCCCGACGGCGTGACATGGGATCACCCCGTCAGTACCGAATCCTGGTACTACGACTATGTCAACGGCACCCCGGCGACACCCGGAACCGTCGGCCCATTCGGCACGATCGCCGTCGCCAGCCTGCACGATATCCCCACAGACGCCGCGCTCACAGTCAACATCATGCACGGCGGCGGCGGCGAGCACTCGCATATGAACTGCGTTGTGCCGCTGCCGAACTCAGTGCCGTTCGATGGCGTGATCGTAGAGAGCAATGGGGATTCCGGGTCGTGCACCAACGGCACGGGCGGTAATCCTTCCGTCGCGAGTCTTTGGTCGGATCATTGGTACCTACCTGGACCGTGGGTGTTCGACGTCCCGCCGGGCGCTGAGCCACCCGCGCCCCCGCCCAGCGCGACGTACACCGTGCAGGACGGCGACAGCATGAGCCGCATCGCTGAGGGCCACGGCGTGACACTGGCAGCGCTTGAGGCCGCCAACCCCGGCGTCACCGACGACGACGAGATCTTCCCCGGCGAGCAGATCAACATACCGTGACAATTTTCTTCCCCGACCTGAGTAATAACAACTGGGGCAGCGAGGAATTGACCGACGACGGACAGGCAAAACAGCTCACATTCCTGAACCAGATACGCAGCCTCGGCCTGTCGGGCCTAACACACAAAATGAGCGAAGGCAGCGGCTACGTCGACCCCTACGGCCGCATCGCGCAGAAGTACTGCAAGGAAAACCGGCTGCCGTTTCTCGGCTACCACTTCGCTACGACAGACCCACCGGCGGCGCAGGTCAATAACTGGCTCTGCGCGGGCGGCGGCAACAGCGTCGAGATCGACTTCGAGGGGCTCGACGAAAACGGCAACCCCAACCTGAACATGGTCCAATTCTGGGACTTGGTCTACGCATTCAACGACGCCGGCATCAACGTCGCGCTCGCCTACCTACCACAGTGGTACGCCGACGACATCGGCGCGGACCTGTCTGCGTTCCCGAGTAGCGATATCCCGCTGCACTCATCGGCCTATCCGATGGGCTATTCCGTTGGACCACCGAGTGACGTCTATCGCGGCTGTGACGGTGACGCTGGCGAAGGATGGGCGCCGTACTGCGGTGGCCCACCGCCGAGTGTCTGGCAATTCACGAGCACTGCGAGCATCGCGGGCATCAACGTCGACTGCAACGCATATCACGGCTTATCAACCAACCTCGTCCAACTATTTACAGGAGTAACGCTATGACTTCACCGGACCCGAACGCCGACGCCAGCCCCGAATCCATCGCCGACGCCATTGCGGGCATTGACGGCAACGCTAACGCGCTAGCGAACAGGCTGGTAGCACTCCTGTACGACGCCAACCTGCTTGGCCTGTCTGAGGATTACGCCTTCCCGGAAGGCAGCAACACGACACCGTCGCTGCTCGACCATGTCACCACGCTCGCGAAGCTGCTGACCCGCACGCACAAGCATGCTGACGGCAACACCTATGACATCTGGGACGCTGTACAGACCATCCTGAAATGGGTTCTGCTGCAGTCCGAGACGATCAACAACGACGAGAAGAACAGCGTTAACTTCGAAGCCAAGCCATGACGCGCCCGACCATTTTGACGGTCAACGGCACGGGCGACCCAGACCCCGCAGACACGGTTGGTTTCTCGGGCCAGCTCGGCAGCCTGGTTGGTGGCGTGAACCCGTGGCAGATCGTCGCCGACCAGATCGCGGGCACGGCAACGCCTGAGCCGCCGTACATCTGGCAAGCGATCGGCTACCCGGCGGCCGTGACGAACATGGAAGCGTCCTACACCAACGCCGTTGACCAGATCGTCGCGGCGCTCGGCGGCCCGCCGTGTCCGGATTACCAAGCGCCGGTTTACGACTCGGGACCGTTCGTGCTCAGCGGCTACTCGCAGGGCTCATGCGCCACCAATGTCGTGTTCTCCCAGTACCTATTCCCCGAAGATGGCCTACTCCACCACCGGCTGAACGACTGCCTGTCTGTCGTCAACTTCGGCGACGTGTTCCGCTGCGCCGGAATCGCTGCGGGCAATGTCCATCAAGGCATTCCGCTGCCAGCGATGAAGGACGGCACCACAACCGGCGGCATCGCCCAGTCGACGGGCGCGGCACCGCTGAACCTGACCGAGGCCGAATCGACCTACGTCAACCCCAACAACCCGCTCGGGCTGCCGACCATCTTCAGTTACGCGCTCGCCGGTGACCTCTACGGATCATCGCCACAAGGCGCGGCCGGGGCCGTCGGCAAGTCGATCATGGAAGTCATCTTCACGACCACGTTCGGCAACATCGTCAGGGTGCTCGGCGACCTCGCGCACCCCATCGGCATCTTCGAGGAAGCCGCTAACGCCATCGGATTCTTCAGCGAGGCAGGCGAAATCGGCGTCGGGGGATACCCCGTCGCGGCCCATTGGCAGTACGCAAACGCGGGCTGCGTCGCCGACGCGGCTCAGTACCTACGGGCGCTCGCCGCCGCACTGTAATACACAACAACGAAGGGGTTCCACCATGGCCGTATCACTCACTAGTGTCATCGCTGAGATAGAGGCCGCTGTAGGCGACGCCGACAAAGCCGTCCCCGCACTGCAGGTCGTCGTGAAGGTTGTCGATGAAGTCAAGCCGCTGCTACCCTCGGATGAGCAGGCGTACGCCACCGACGCCGTGACCGTCCTGAACGGTCTCATCGCCGTTCTGTCGAAGGTCTAACGGCATGGCCGGGACATTCCTGGCGCACGCGGGCGAAAACACGAGTTCGACGGCCCTAGCCTCGGCACTGGCCGTCTGGAGCGCCGAGGCCACCAATCTGCACGGGGCGCTGCCTATCGCTTTATGGGCAGCGGCCTTTGCGGGCCTCTATGCACTGGGCACACGCCTAGTTCCGAACAACACCGCGTCGCTGAACCCGAACGTCATCGCGAAGCGTCCGACGTGAACTGGACACAAGTCGGCCTAGCCGCACTTCCCGTCCTCGCGACCATCCTCGTTGCATGGATGGGCCGGCATTCGGGAAAGGCCGCGCTGCGGCAAGCGGAGGCTGCGATAGCTACGGCCGAGATAGCGGCGAAAACAGCCGTTGAGGAAGCCGCCACCAAGGCCAAGAAAGCTGCCACCGCGGACTGGGCTGCATACACCGCGGAGCTACGGCAAGAGAATGCCGATCTCCGCAAGCACAATGGCGAGCAGACCCACCGCCTCGACACGCTGGAGCAGCGCGTCGACGACTCGGACCTGCGCGCTGCGGCAGCAGAACTACGCGCATTGAAGGCACAGGAACTCTACTCACTGGCCATCGTTTACCTCAAGCGCGTCTTCATGTGGGCGAACGAGCATTTCCCTGGCGTCGATCTGCCATCGCCACCGCCCGAGCTTGAAGCGGATCTCTAAAACGTGACCTCGCGCATTAGGCGCTAGGCCCGAGCCCCTGAAAGGGGGCGCAATGTCCCTGTCTGATCGGATCGCCTCGGTTGTCGAGGCACCAACCTGCAAAACGTGTGCGTTCTACGACGCATTGCCACCGGGTGACAAGTCCGCATTCGACGAGTGGATAGCAGCCGGAAGGCCAATGATCGGGCTACACCGGCTCTGCGTGGAAGAGGGCCTCACTGCCACGAGAAGCCCCTTCGGCGTGCATATCCGCGAACACCACGGCAAGTCGTGACACTTGCCGATCGTGTAAAGATCGCCAGCGGCGTCCGCAACCGCATCCTGATACTCGACGTCGAGAGGCTGCCAGGCATCACCAAGCAGTATTGGTGGGACAGGGGCGACCTGAAGAATAGGTACATCCATTACGAGACTGTCGAACGATCGCCCAGAACAACGATTGTCTGCGCCAAGTGGTACGACCGGCCAGACGTCATCCGGCTAGCCGAATGGGACAAGGGGGGCCGTAGGAAATTCTTAACACGTGTGCACGCACTGTTGAGGAAATCCGACATCATCGTCGGGCACCATATCGACGGCGCGGACGTGCCCTGGTTGCTCGGGGACCTGCATATCGAGGCCGGGCTACCGCCGCTGCCGCCGTTCAAAACCGTTGACACGCTGAAAGTCTTGCGCCAGCAGTTCAAGTCGGGGGCACCGTTCAAGTCGCTTGATGCGTTCTGCCAGATCGTCGGAATTCCCAGCAAAACCGACCGCTACGACCGCGAGGCGATGGAACGTGCTGTGACTGGCAAGTCGGTGGAGGATCGGCAGCGCCTCGTCGACTACTGCGCCGGCGACGTCATCGCCACGCAAGGGCTCTACGACTACCTGCGCCCTTTCATCAAGAACCACCCAGCCCTGTTTGTCGACGGCAAAGACAAGCTCACCGTGTGTAACCGATGCGGCCACGATACCGAGCCAATCGCCAAGCGCTACGTGGCCTCAGTACTCACGTACTCAATGCGGCGCTGCTCAAACTGTGGCGCGCATTCACGCCTGAGCGTCGAGCCCGAACGGATGTCCATTGTGAAAGGCGTCTGATGGATGACCAGCACAGCATCGACCTAGTCCGCGACGCGCTGCAAGTCCACGTCAACGAGACCGGCGCCGACGTCAGTAACGGCGGCTGGCTCGTGGCGTATTACGTCGCCGTGATCGGGCTATACCGCGTCAACAGCGACGGGGGCACCGAAACACTCGCCGCGGTGACAGTGCCGAGCGAGCAACCCGACTACATCACCGACGGGCTACTGCTACGCGCGCCCGAACTACTCGCGACCGCGTGTGAAGACTGCGATGACACGATGGGCGAGTGAGCGCCTCGACCGCCTCGCCGACAGGTGGCGCTCAGTTGTCGCCGCCGGATTCCTACTCATCGGCGCCGAGTTCGCCGGCGCGCTCGGTGTGCTGGTGACGTTCGGGTGATGCTGTGGAGGCTCTACATCGAGCGCGGCCGGGTGCAGTGGTTGGGGCCGTCCTACACGTGGACGCTGTGGCCGCATCTGTGGCGCGAACAACGGCGCAACCTGTAATCAGCCGGTTAGTGGTCTATGTAGACGTGGCCGCTGGTCCGCGCTTCCACCACACGCAGAGCAGCCTCGGCCAGCTTCTCCATCTTGACGGAATCGGCATGCCCGACGTCGATAACACCGCTGTCGCGGTCCACGTATCCCATATCGACTTGGGCGATAAGGGCGTCCCACATGGCCCCGGTCATTTCCGTCAAAACATCATCACGGAAGTCACGCATGTTGATCCCTCTCAGTCTCCGTACTTGCCGTCGTTATAGCCGCGCATGTAGGCGTCGTCGACAACGCCCTCGATGACCTCTAGCAACGCGGCCCTTGCTTCGCTGAGATCGTTTCGCGCGTAGGGCGCTACCTCAACCCAGCCGTCGATAAACTCATCGACCTTGTCAGCGACCGTGACGCTCATGTCGTCCTTTCGTCGGTAACCATCGGGTTAACGGTCGCGTTTCAGCACTTGGCGGTTTATCCGCTGTATACGCCAGCCTAGGAATGTCACTCGCGCGTAGTAGGCATACCAGCTTGAGCAGATCCAGCATCGGAAGATGTTGCGCCGCAACGTATCGTCGCTATCCCAATTACGGAACCAGCTCGGCCACCTGTCTTCAAGTCTCATCTGATGTTGTCCTCCATCGGGTTAACGGTCAGTTCTTGCGGTACCGGGCGCGATTACATGTGGCCTTGTCTTTGCAGCGGAATCCCCCCGAAAAGCGCTCCACGGCTTGATTCCAACGCCTACAAAGAATGCAGTGCCCGATCATGGTCGACTTCCTCTCGGTCGTTAATCATCGGGTTAACGGTCTAGGCCGCGTGGCGACTTACCGCCTTGGTAGAGGGTCGTCGTTTCAAACCCTGATAGCTCCCCGTCCAAAGCAAGTTCGAGTTGTCCAGCACAGAAGTTGAGCGCGTGCCGGAATGAGTCGTCGCCTTGGCATCGACGCCACCACGCAGCGAGCTGACGCAGCCGGTCGTTGGGCTCGACCCGGTACCCGGCGTCCGCCAGAGCTTGCAAAATGGCTCGCGTCTGCTCTACCGCTGTCCGGTGTTGATCTGACAGCGCGTTGTGAATTGTGTCGAATGCACTCATACGCTCAGCACCCGCAACGCCTGAAATGAACCGTACCCGCGCTGCGGGCACTCGCGGTGAAAGATTTGCCCGTCGTGTCTTACCTGCCAGCCCACTGCTTTCCAGAGCTGTACGGACAAGCCACAGCCGTCACACACGACGCGTTTCTGGCCAAACCAGTTTCGTTTGAGGGTCACCACGTCACTCCGTTCTCGTCGTCGCTGCGCATGCCCGGTCCTCTCGGTCGTTAATCACGGGGTTAACGGTCTGCTAGCAGTTCGCGGTATTCGCTCATGTTTGCTACGAAAGCTTGTAAACCGCTGCGGCGATCACTGCCGCGATGCACAAGAGTCCCCATAACGGCGACGGCGGCCAGATCAGGCGGTGTGGCATACCGTAGGGCATTGTTTGCTCGCTTCCGTTGATAAATCCGCGGTCAGTCGTCATCCGCCGCTAGGCGAGTGCCACTGCGCAAGCTGTTCACAGGTGAACCTCACGCGCGAAGTAGTCATCGAGAATGAGTCGAATTGTCTCTGCACGCGAGAAACCCTGTCGGGCTGCTTTCGCATCGACAGCGGCGAGCAATGCATCACCCAAGCGGATGTTGATCGGCTGCCCGATCTCGGGCCGGCCCGCGGGCGTCATTTGGCGCGGCCTGTGCGCTCGTATTCGTCGCGGTGGTAGTCGCAGCAGGCCGGCCCCCAGAACTCATCGTAGTGGCCGAAACCGAGTTCATCGCTGTAGTGGTAGTGCGGATCCGGCAACGGGGTGTTTCCGACGAACTTGATGCCCCAACTGTGTGGTGCCCGTGTGCTCATAGGATTAACGATACCGTCTATCTCTAGATTAGTCAATACCGTTTATTGCGGCCCGTCACGCCTTTGTGTACCTTGTTGGGTCAGTCCACGGCGGATCTTCCTGACAGGTTGGCGGGACGGATGCCGACCGATCTTCTCCGCTAAATAACGAAAACGTCTGACCCGACAATTCATCGCGTCGCTTCCGGCTGGCCTCGGTGCGTTGGATCAGTCCAAACCTGATACGCCCTGAGAAGTGTTCGGCGAACTTCGACCATGTCTGCGCGGTGCTGAGGTCAATCAGCAGAATCAGGTTCTCCCCGATTGGGAAATAGATGACCCGGCTGAGCCCCCAGTTCATCTTGAGGATCTTCCAGCGCGACTTCGGATGCATCATTTGTCTCAAACCGTTAATCGTCAGGTTGGTGGTCACCGATAACACCGCCGTCCTGTGCCACTGGTTCTACCGTTACCCGGTCGGCTCCATACTGGGCAATGGCTTCATCGCGGTACTTGTCGAGGTACTCGGCCGTCCAAACTTCGGTCTTCTTGTACACGGTTCCCTTTTGGATGCCATCAGGCCGGGGCGGTCCCGTGATGGTGATGCGGAATTTCGGCTGCTCTCGGTCTTCATCGCGCGACCGCTTCTCTTCTTCGTCGTGACGAGTTCCGATTGACTCCCGCGCATCTCGGTATTCCCGCATATCGATGAAGTTACCTCCGGGGTCTTCGATACCGATCACGTCGTTGACGCAGTCGTCGGCCTCGTTCTCCAGATGCCAGGCACCGTAGAAAGCTTCGTCTTTGGTTCTGTACCAGTCATTGGTTTCCACGCTGGAGCTATGGAAGCGCCAATGCAGGTACCAAACAACCCAGCGGCTGTCGTTGTTACTCATGTTTCTCCATGTCTGATAAGTACGCCTTACGTCAGTCCCGCCACCACGCCCTGTCTGAGCACAGCGCGTTCACCGCATCGTGCTCGGCCTGCATGGTCTGCGTGTAGGACAAGCCTGCCGCAAGAAACTCGCCGTTGGGTTTCCAGATCGCAAACCCGCTAGCGACATAGCCCTGCGCCATCGCGTCACACGTGTCATGGCCGGCATCGATCAGTGCCTGCGGATCGCCGGTGATGCCGTGACGGGAAAGCGCGGCAAGGTAGGTGTCGTCGGGCGTGGAAGCGTGCGCGCGGGCGCTGCCGAGTAGCGCGCCCGTGGCCATCGCACCCACAGCCATGAGCCACAGGCACCACTTGACAGCGTCAATGCGTTTTGGTGAACCCGCAGGTCGTGTCATCACTTTTCGTGCCCTCAATTCTGCTTACGCCCTTGTGTTTATGCAGGTCAATAGTAGTTTAGTCGCGTTTTGGATGGGGTTCGATTCCCCTTAGCTCCACTTAAACCTGCACGTAAAGTACTATAGCACCGTGCCGAAAACGTTTGTCAATCTCTTTGTCAAGACCAGGGGCGAGTGATGGCCGAGAACTACGGGCCGCCGTGGTGGACAGACGAGAAGCGCGCCGAGGTGAAGGCGTACTTCGATTCGACTGAGATGTGCGACTACTGCTGTCAGCGCGTGCCTAAGACTGAGATCGCGGCCGGGCTACACGCGCACCCGGCGGTCATGGACTGATGGCCTCGATCCGTCAGCGACCGCGCGGCAACGGCACCATCTGCTATTCGGTGCTCTACACCATCGACAAGCGCCAGTCGTCGCTGCCGTTCGATGACCCGCGCGCCGCACAGGCGTTCAAAGCAGCGGTGGAAGTCCACGGCGCCGAACGCGCGCTCACCATGCACGGCATCGACCCCGCGCCGCGCCGCAAACAGGCCGAGGCGCTCACCGTCGCGCAATGGGTGCGCCATCACATCGACCACCTGACCGGCGTCGAGCAATACACCCTCGACGTCTACGAGCGGTACCTGGCCAACGACATAGGCCCATTCCTCGGCGACATCCCGCTGGCCGAACTCGCCGAGGAAGACATCGCCCGCTGGGTCAAGCACCTCGAAGTAACGCCGCGCGCCAAGACCGGCCGCGTCCCCAGGCCGAAGACGATCGCCAACATGCACGGCTTCCTATCCGGCGCACTCTCGGCCGCCGTGCCGAAGCACATACCTGCCAATGTCGCGGCCGGCCGAACGCTACCGCGCAAAACCGGCGACGGTGACGACGGTGACGACGATGAGATCCGCACGCTGTCACGTGACGAATACGACCGCCTGCTGGCGGCTGGGACCGTTCCGTACTGGCACACGCTGATCGAGTTCCTGGTCAGTTCAGGTGCCCGCTGGGGCGAAGTCGTAGGACTCAAACCCGGCGATGTCGACCGCGCCGCGGGCACCGTTCGGATACGCCGGGCGTGGAAGCACAGCAGCAAGGGCTACACGCTCGGGCCGACGAAGACTAAGCGGTCGAACCGTAAGATCAACGTGGCGGCCGACGTCCTCGACCAGCTCGACTACTCGCACGAGTGGCTGTTCACGAACACGCGCGGCGGCCCTGTGCGCTACCACTCATTCAAGGGCAACGTGTGGGACTGCGCCGTCACCAAGTCGAAACTAGACCCCCAGCCCCGTATCCACGATCTGCGGCACACCTGCGCCTCGTGGATGCTGGCCGCCGGTGTCCCGCTCACCACTGTGTCGCGGCACCTAGGCCACGAGAATATTCAGATCACCGCTGATGTCTATACCGATGTCGACCGGACATCATTCGCGCTGGCGGCTGAGGCCATGCGGAAGCTGCTCAGTTGACATCGGTTAAGCGGTTGTCCAGCCAATGTCAAGTCTCTTGTAATGTGCATCACGGCCATGTCCAACATATTGGACGGGGTGCTAGCGTTCGCATCGTGGGTCAGGAAGTGGCTCACGGCGCAGGGCTGCCGCAGTTGCTGCCGTAGCGCCATCCTTATTCGGGTAGGGGCAGTCGGGAATGGACGCTGGGCTACATGAAATATGCGCAAGAGTCGCCGTGGCGCTCGACATCGTTCCCGATGGGACCGAAGACGACATACGCGCGCACCTGGAATGGGTAGCGCGCGAGATGATTACACATCTCCCGCCGGACAGACTCACCAACCAGGAGCTGGCCGCGCTGATCGCCGTCCTACAGGCAGCGCATGCTCGGACGCTAGTTACGCCAGTCGGGGGGAGGCCACTCCTGCGACTCGCCACCACGCTGGAGTCGCCGGAAATCGGCCAGCCTGTCTGCTAGCTCCTTCATCAAGTCGCGGTCGGTGACATCGTGCATCGACCCGGCGAGCTCCACTGACGAAATCCCAGCTTCTTCGGGCTTGATGTAACCGGCATGGATCAGCGCCTCCACCGGGGCGCGGCCATAGGCTCTAGCGAACGCGACAACATGCTCGCCGCGCGGCTGAATACCCGTGTCTTTCCAGCGCCCGACGGTCGAGCTGGTTACGCCGATCTTGCCGGCGATGTCTTCCTGCTTGGCCCCGTGGGCGTGGCGCTGGACATACTCAATCCACGGCTCTATATCGCGGAGATGTTCAGTCATAATGCGCAACCCTAGCGCGTAGACGCAATTGACGCTACCCGCAATTTAACAGGGAAACTAACGGTATGCCTGTTCACGCGCGTGCATAGGTAACCTATTCATTGGTGTAGGCACCAACACGCCCTTGGTGTACGCACCATTGAACACGCCGCGCGATGGTGCTTGCGCACTCGATAGCGTTAACGTAAGTTGTCTACTTAACGCAATCACACCACATTTGGGGACACGTGTTGGCAACTCTTCGGCTTCGAAAAGATCAGCTCGACAGGCTTCGGCGCGTCACGAGAACAGTCGGCGGCGAGCTACTCACCGACAAGGAACTCGCCGCGCGCATCGGCATCCATCCGAGCAACCTGCACCGGGTTCTCGCGGGTAAAGCTGCCCCGGGCACCAAGTTCATCGCGGGCCTGCTCGACGTGTTCGGCATCGAATGGTTCGCCGACCTCTTTGAAATCCTGCCCGGCGATGAGGCGGCCGACGAATGACCCGCCGCACGCTCGCACAATCCGCCCGCATCATCTGCGGCGACGACAGTGGTCTCGCAGACCCGCAAGGCTTCGTACTCCGCAAGCTGCGCGCCGGCCGATTCCGCGGCCTCAAAGTCGGCCGCAACTGGTTTATGACCGACGCCGATATCGAAGCGGCGATCGCCGGGTTACGCAACGACCCTGCGCCGCAACTGAAACCGGAGCCCGAGCTGCAACCCGTCGGTATCATCAGCGGCCTGTCCGAGCGCGCCGCACGACGTCTAGGGCGATCGGCATGACTGCCACCTATGCCGCGGGCGTGTGCGACCGCTGCGGCGAACTCTATTCCGCCCGCAACGTCAGCGTAATGCTCTGCCCGAGCTGCTATCTGGGCGCTATGGAACCCGCCGAACGCGGCCGGCTACTGGGCTTCATCGAAAAGACAGGACGACGGTCGTGAGCGCTGAATCGAAAGACGTCACCATCGCCGCACTCGTGCGCCAGATCGACGAGAACAACGAACGCCTCGGCGCGCTCGAATCCGAGAACGCGCGGCTACGGGACGCGCTCGTCGAGACGCTAGCCCAACGCGACGCCGCGCGGGCCGTGCGAGATGACCTCGCGACCAAGGTGGCCCACGCCAACCGAAAGGGCTGGTAATGCAGATCATCCGCGACTTGTTTTACCTGGCCCGCGAAGCCGTCGGCTGCATCCACGAGGGCGTTGCCCTGGGCCTCAAGATCGTTCGCGACGAGGGGCCGGAGCGCGATGAGATCACGCACGGGCCGAAATGGGAAGTCTTCGACTCGCTGCCGATCGATTACGGGCTGATGTACGACTCGGCCACATTCACGGCTGTTATACAGCCATCGCAATCTTCGCTAGCCGACGGCGAGATCGCCAACGGTGTCCCCAGGGTAGATCCCCCGGTTAGCGAACGCCCAGAGGCGGTTTCCGACATTCGCCCGTCGGCCGCCTCTGGGCACCCAAACGTTGACTACTGGAAACTTGCCGACGCCGCCGTGTTTGGCCTTCGTCAATGGATAAGTGGCGAACCATGCACAGCCCCAACATATTTCGGCAGCATCGCGCACGACCTCGAACAACTCAGCAAGTAGAAAGCCCCCGGCCGGATCAGCGGCCGAGGGCGACGACAACAGGAAGGTTGATTCCCGATGCCAAAAGACAGCGTACGCGAACATATGAGGCGGTTCGCAGGCTGGCCCACGCTGCCGACCGTGACGGGCGCGTACATGCCCGAGCACGACGGAGATATGCAACAGCTCGACGACCTGGCCGAGCTGATCTTCGAGGGGCTCGATGATCTGATGCGGTACTGGCCAGACGACCGCGCCGCCGAGCTGCTAGCTATTTGGCGGGCTCAATTGGATGGAATCGCATGAACGGATTCACATTCCAATACGCGCTGCGTTTGCCGAATGGCGACCTGTACCTCAAGCCCACGCGACCCTCGATGTTCACGGCGATGTTCTACGCGACACCACCGGAGCCCGAGCGTGAACTCGCCGTTTTCGACACCAGGGCCGACGCCGAGGAAGTCCTCGAAGACATGCGCAAAGTGGCGCGCGAAGTCGGCGTCGACAACCTCGGCGCGACCATCGTCACCAGATTATTTAGCCCCTTCGTGGGCGAACACGAAGACGGCACCGAGTTCGTCCAGGCGGTTATGGAATGGATAGAAGGAAAGAGATGAACATCGACATGACTGCCGAAGGTGATCTCGACACCGTCGCCCAAATCGCATTCGAGATCAGCGAGAAGCTACGCGAGGAAGATCTCGCCGAGCTGAACCGAGAACTGGTGAACCTGTGCAGATTTCATCCGGTGAAGAGCGCCCAGATCATCACCGCACTCGCAGCGTGGCTCGACCCAGAGACACCTACCACCGTTTTATGGGACCGCGTCGAGAGCATCACCGCCTCGCGCGTGGACAACGCTATAGGGGTGCGCGCATGATCCGCGTCGCACTTCTATTCGCCACCACCGGCGCAGCAGCCTACGCGCTCGCCTCGTGGATCTGCGGGCTACTCACCGACGCCGGCATCGCCGCAGCCGTCGCCGCAACACTCCTGCTTGTAGCCGAGGGAATCTCCTACTGCGAACGCCGCCGCGACGAACGGTCGCGCCGCACACGGGAAGAGGTCTGGGAACGGCGGGACGCGCAATACCCGCGCGTGATGACGTTCGGACCAATGGATATGAGCGCCGCCATGCATGTCATCGACACACGCCAGGGTATCTGGCGCTCGGAGGATGAGCATGGTGCCGTGTGGCCGCACGAGGTTGGCGGGTTCGAGTAATGGCCTACGAGTGGGAACGCGAAGAGGCCCGCGACGCAATGCGTTACACGACTGGGACGTGCTACCGGCACCACTACGTGTCGGATCGTCGCGGCGGGGGAGTGTGCACGGACTGCGGCGACACGATCGGGGCCGACGAACTGTGAACGTTCCGTATTTGAGCTACGCGGAGATCGTGCGCTACCTAGACCAAGTGCGGCGTGTCATCAGCAACGACGCAACCAGCCAAGAGAAGCACGACTTCTTTAGAGAAGTGGCCCAACGTCTCTCAGAAAGCGATCAGCCATGACCCTCACTATCCACACCGACCTCGTTCAGCGTTCCGACGAGTGGTACGCCGCCCGACTCGGCATCATCACGGCATCGGCAGTCGGAAAGCTCATCACCCCGAAAACCGTTAAGCCGGCCAGTAATCCAGAGTCACGAAAGCTCACACTGACACTCGCGGCCGAGCGCATCACCGGCTGGGCTGAGACGTCATTTGTCAGCGATGACATGTGGAGAGGCATCGAAGACGAGCCGATTGCGCGCGCTAAGTACGCCGAACACTACGCGCCCGTCGCCGAGGCCGGCTTCATGGTCGAGGACCGCTTCGGATTCAAAATCGGTTACAGCCCAGACGGACTGGTTGGCGACGACGGACTGATCGAAATCAAGTCGCGTCGGCCCAAAGCGCACCTCGAGACAATCGTCGCCGGGCTGCCACCGATTGAGAACATGGCGCAACTTCAATGCGCGCTACTGGTATCCGGCCGCAAGTGGATTGATTACGTCTCGTATGCGGGCGGCATGCCACTGTGGCGCAAACGCGTTGAGCCGCAACAGAAGTGGTTCGACGCCATCATCGCGGCCAGCACCATCCTCGAATACAGCATCGACGAAATGCTGCGCGTCTACAACGCATCCATCGTCGGCCTTCACCCAACCGAACGAACCCTTGCACAGGAGATGGTGATATGACAACTCAGCCCTTTGACATCACCGAAACCCTGGCACCCAAGAGCGACCAACTGAACGCGGAGGACATGCTCACCGGACCGAGGACTTTTGTTGTCGAGAAGGTCACAAGAGGATCGGACGAGCAGCCTGTCGAGATTCATCTCGTGGGACTGCCGGGCAGACCATTCAAGCCGTCAAAGACGGTGCGCCGCATCCTTGTTAGTGCCTGGGGACCAGAAGCGGCCAACTACACCGGGCGGCGCATGACGTTATTCCGCGACGAGACGGTGCGGTTTGGAGGCTCTGCCGTGGGCGGTATTAGGGTCAGCCACCTCTCGCACATCGACAAGCCGTTGACGATTTCGCTCACCGAGACGCGCGGAAAGCGGAAAGCGCACCGCGTCGAGCCGCTTCCCGACGCGCTAGACGTCACCGGGTTCGAGCGCCGCATCGCCGAGTCGTCAACGAGGACAGAGCTTTATGCGGTGGCTGCCGACCTCAAGGGATGCGACCTCGGGGCGAATCGTAGGCGGCTCCAGGGGCTCTGGGATGAGCGGCGCGCGGCTATTGCCAGCGTCGGCCGCAGCGACGAAGTTGCCGAACTGTTCGCAGCAGAAGCGGACGCCGAGGCGTGAACCGGACGAACCCATTCGACCAACTCACAGACCGCGACAGCCCGCTAGTTCAGGACGCCCTGACGCGCCCGTGTGAGGTCTGCAAGGTCAAGCCGGGCAAATTCTGCCAAAACATCATCGTGGTTGACGGTGACCCGCTACCGGGCCGCGTCGTCCACTTCGCGAGGTGTACCCCGTGACCAAACGCATTGCGGCTGTGACGTTCCCGTTCTGCGTCCTGCTGGCGCTGCTGGCCGGTCACACACAGCCCGCAGCGTCCACGCCGGAACTGCCGCCACTCGACAAGGCATGGCACTTCTGCAGCTGCAATGACCACGGCCGCAGGTACTTCCACCGCGCGCCGCTGCTTATCAAAGAACGACTAGATCTGGTGCAAGAGATATGACATTGGCTTCGATTTCTAGGGGATTACGTAATGCGGATACGGAGCACCAAACCAGAGTTCTGGCGCTCAAAGACAATCGCCCGGCTCGACTGGTCGACGCGGCTTGTGCTTAAGGGGCTCGAATCCTATGTCGACGACAACGGCGTCGGCAAGGACGACCTCGCGCTGATCGCCGCCGACGTGTTCCCTCGCGACCTTTCCAGTAACCCTCGCGACACCCTCGCGAGACTGTCCGAAGCCATTTCCACACTCGCTGAGGGCGGTTTGATCGCTCGCTACAAGCATGAAGCTGAGAATCTCCTGTACATCGACCGCTGGAAAGACCTACAGCGCATCGACAAACCAGGCAAAGGGCGTTTTCCCAGGCCAGACGGCACTTTGGAGTACGCCGAACCCGTCAATCGCGAGAGTTACGGGAAGCCTCGCGAGAGTGTCGCGAATGTTCCCGAAGTAGTCGCGCCTGGAACAGGGGAACAGGGGAGCAGTGGAACAGAGGAACAGATCAGTGGTAGCGCAAGTCTGGTAACTCACCAGGGCGGCGACGAAGTTGCGCCACCCAAAAAATGCCGACGCCATATCGACGACCCTCACCCGCCGTCCTGTGGCGCGTGCGCGCAAGCGCGCCGCGATTCCGACGACTGGGAATCCAACGCCGAAGCCCGACGCCGAGATGCGCAACGCGCCAAAGCGGCCGAGCGCCAGCGTGCAGCCGACGATGCCACGCGCGCCATCCTCGCGTGCTCGCTTTGCGACGAAGACGGCTACATCGGCACGCGGGTTTGCGACCACATCGACCACACCACGAACGCCAAGGCCGGTATCGCCGCCGTCCGTCAAGCACTCGCGAAAGGCTCGCAATGACAGACAGAACCGGCCGCATCGGTCGCCCGCTGCGTTCCATTTCCATCGCCGAACAACGCCGCCAAGCCAAGTCACGAAGTAACGGCGGCAAAGCGGCACGGGCGCGCTCGCAGCATCCAGCGCCCGTGTGGGACGGCGACAAGGCCACCGCTGGCCTCAGGGCCATCTTCGCAGAACTGGGATACGACGATGAGTGAGATCGATTTCAAGACGGCCATACTGCACGCCAGAAGCGCGCTGGCCGCATCAGAACGCCTACCCGGTGGTCCTTACCGCAGATTCGCCATTGACGACCTTAGATCGGCTGTCAGCTGGCTCAACCAAGCGCACGACGAATGGGCACAACGGGAGGCGAACAAGTGACACTCGGACTAGCCAACTCCGAACCGTGGGTCGCGATGGCGCTGTGCCGCCAGGTCGATCCCGAAATCTTCTATCCCCCATGGGGCGACAACGGTGCGTCGTACGACGCACAGCAGGTGTGCAAACAGTGTCCGGTGATAGACGAATGCCTCGAATACGCGCTTGCGCTCAATGAGCAGTTCGGCACCTGGGGCGGCATGACACCACGGCAGCGCACCGTTGAACGTCGACGGCGGCGCATGGAAGCCGCGCCACCACCCAAGCCTAAGCGCACCGCGTGTAGCAAGGGCCACGACCTCACTCGCGTCGGGGTCGACCGCAGGGGCCAGTGCTGCGAATGCAGACGCAACTACGACCGGCAACGACGCATCGACGGCAGAAAGGGCGGGAAGTGACGCAATGCCAACGTTGTTTCGGACGCGCGCAACTGTTCGGCTGCAACACCTGTATCCGCGAGCTGCGAGACATGCTGCACGGCTTGGCGTACGGCCAGCGCCTTGCTACGGGCCAAACGAGCGCGGGCTGGATTGAGAACCTGCAGGATGGCGTGTGGGGCCATACACGGCTCGGTGAAAGCGCAAGGCGGTCAACGGATCGTAACTCGCCGCTGATGGTTCACCTCGACGCCAGCAGGTTGCTCGACAACGTCCACGCGACACTCGCGCGATGGGTTCAGGACTTGTGCGACGGCCGCGGAATCAACTACCCCGATGGCCGGTTCTATCCACGTGATTTCATTGGCCCGCTACCGATCGACGGCTACCGCGGCCATGCGGGCGCAACACGAAGCGCCGCAATCTGGCTGTCGAAACACGTCAACGCCGTCGCCTGCAGCGAGGACTTCGGCATGTGCTACGCCGAAATCAAGCAGCTCATCGACGCCATCGAAAAGCAGATCAACCGGCCCGAAAACGAGATCGAATGCGGGCCGTGCCCAACGCTCGACGACGCCGGCGAGAAATGCCCGGTCGACTTGCGCGCCAAACAGGGCGATTCCGAGGTGACGTGCTGGAAATGCAAGCAGACGCATAACGTTCGCAAGCTGATCGACGATGCGCTCGACGACTGCAAAGAATGGCTGTGGTCCGAGAAGGAAATCCTTGACATCATGGCGCAGATCGGCGAGCACATCCCGCGCGGCACGTGGTGGAACTGGCGACAGCGTGGGTTGATCGAGTCGCGTAACGAGTGGGACGCTGAGCCGAAGTACACGCTTCAGGATGTGCGCGAGCTGTGGCGCGCGAAAGTGGGAAAACCAAAAGTGGACCGGTTCAAGGCGGCGCTGGCCTAAACGGTTACTTACACCGATGTAGTTTGAGCGTGCTATCCTGGGACACGTTTGGCGTATTTGTCGCGCCTAAAATCCCGTGAATCGAGGCCAAGGATGGCCGCTGACGAGACTCGGTTACTCCCGAAATCATTGATCAACGACTGCCATCGCGCCCTTCGACGCCTTGAGTTCTGCCGCAACGTCGACCGCGACCATCCACTTGTGCCATCAGTCCTACGGCCACACCCGGTCGATTGCGACATCTGCACATCGCAGCGCCGCCTCGACATCGCGCTCGACAACGTCCTAGCAGCCATCAGAAAGGCCGACTAGATCACGATGACTAATCAGCCAGTCGCCCAGATCGAAGACAGAGAAACGCTGCAGCTGCTCATCGACAACATCCACAACCTTGAGCATCCGGCGGGTTGGATCAAGCATCCGTATTTCGATGAGCGTTTCGCGCAGAACCGTGAGGGTGTGCGCCAGGTGAAGCGCATCTTCTGCGAGGCCGTGGTGCTGCTGCTGGAAAAGCACGAGCGGTTGAAGGCAGCTCCACCGGCCGCACCTAAGCCAGGTCGACCGCGCAAGACTGATGCCTGACTTCGACCCGTCCAAACTGCAAGCCCTGCTCAATACCGCCAACTCACGGGTCGGCTATGAGCGCTGGCTCGAGCAGTTCATGATCCCCCTGCTCAAGAAAGTGGGATTCGCGGTGTCGGTCAAGCGGAATGTGAAGTCGTGGACTTTGACCGTGAGGTTTCCGGCATGACGGCACGATCCAGCCTCAGACACGCCGAGGATTGCCTGAATACCGCGCAACATGCGAATGACGCCTGGGGGCATGGCTCGAATGTAGGAGAGGCCCAGACGTACGCCCTGATCGGCATCCTCAAGGCGCTCATAGACCTGACCGATGCCGTCAAAGCCATCTAGCCCCTGCACATTCTGCGGCGCTAAGGCCGTCAACCGTGGCCGCTGCGCACGCCACCAGCGCGGTACAACAGCGCAACGCGGCTACGGCAGATCGCACGAAGAGATCCGCGAGAAACTAGCGCCCCTCGTAGCCGCCGGCCGCGTCCGCTGCTGGCGCTGCAAGGAATACATCCAACCGGGCGAGCCATGGGACCTGGGCCACGCCAACGACCGCAGCCGATACAACGGCCCAGAACATTCGACCTGCAATAGACGAGCCGCAGCTCAAAGCAAGTGAGGAAATAACATGCCCGTTTGGGACGCCGATGGCACCACTAATGACCAGGTCGGCCTCGTGCTGGACTCCGCTGGCAAGCTCGGCGCACGCTTCGACTACCGCGGCCGTCGCCGACTCAACTCCGATGTCGCGCCCACCGTGGCCGCTGGCACCGCTGCTGGTACCTCTCCCACGATCAGCGTGGCTGGAACCGACGAGTTCGGCGTCGTGACCATCACCCTCGGCACCTCGCCGACCACCGGCACGCTGGCCACGGTTACTTTCGCGCAGGCATACGGCACCACGCCGATTTGTATTGGGGTCACCCAGAATGACACTGTTGCGGCGCTGCAGCTCTACGCCAACGCCACCACTACCGCGCTCACCATCGGCAACCACACAGCGTCACCGACCGCGGGCACGTACAAGATCTCGTACCAAATCGTTGGCGGCGCGTAGTGAGTTCACCCTTTTACGCCTTCCCTAGCGACGTCCCGCCTGTCGGATTCACGTCTGGCCAGGTGAGCGTTGGCACGACAGCGACACTGATCGGCACATTCGAAGGCACTCAAACCGGCGTGCTCATCAGCAACCCGGCCGGGCAAACCGTGTATCTCGGCGGCAGTGGAGTCACGACATCCACGGGATTCCCGGTAGCGGCCAGCACGGTCCTGACCGTCCCCACTAACGGCGGCGTTGGCTGTCAGTTGTACGGCGTCGTCACTTCGAGCACGGCGACAGTCTCATATCTCCATCCCACCAACGGCGGCTACGCCAACCTGTAAGTAGAAGAGGAAAACAATGGCAGCGACATTCCCCGCCAATGGTGTTCAGAACTCGACCAACCCCGGTCTAGACCCCGCGGTTGTGCCAGTCACGGTCGCCACGGCCGTATCTGTGGCAAGCACCGCCGGCGGTACCAGCATTGTCACCATCCCCACAGACGGTGCCCCCGTGCTGCTGGTGAACACTGGCTCTAACACCGTGTTCCTGGGCCACAGTGGTGTTACCACCAGCACGGGCTACTCGCTAGCAGCGTCTGCTGCAGTGCTGGTCACCTACGGCCCACCGTCGCCCAACTACGGCGGCACATCACTTGCACTGTTCGGCATCACTGCATCGTCCACCAGCAACGTGGTTGCGTACAGCCCGACCAACTGGCCTGGCCTGGTCAACCCGGTGGATGTATAGGCCACATGCTGTACGTGGTGACGGGTCCGCCAGCCGCCGGCAAGTCCACGTGGGTGCGTGAGCGTGCCAAGCATGGTGATATCACTGTCGACTTCGATGCACTAGCTAGCACGCTTACGCCACCCGGCGAAAGCCATTTATATCCAGAGCATGTCAGAACCGTCGCCATGGCAGCACGCAACGCAGCCAAAGACACAGCAGTAGCAATGAGTCGACTGGTCGACGTCTACATCATCCACAGCACGCCAACTGCAAAGCAGCTTGGATGGTACGAACGCCAAGGCGCAGAGGTCATCACCATTGATCCAGGTCAAGACGTTGTGCTTGAACGCTGCCGTACGCAGCGGCCTGCGCACATGGTTGAGGTCGCGCGGGATTGGTACGCCGACCGGGTATACATCCCACTTGCATAATCATGCATAGCGGTGGATGGCTGTATAGATATCGAACACCTGATCGACCATCCTTAGTACACATGTTCGATATTGTGGCGGATGGTCACCATCGAACGTGTGTTTGTACAATAGTGGGCTGATCTTGAATGACCATCCCAAAGCCGCAGCTCAGGGACTTGGAACTACATAGGGTATCTATAACCGCAGGTCAGAGGGCCAAGGGGGTCCTGAATCCCTCCGGCATCGACCCTGGTGCGAC